TGCCAGCGGGCTCTCTGCGATGGGCTTTGGTGCGCTCTACACCTTCATCCACAAACACCGCGCTAACAACAAAGGCGCCGCAGAGTAAAGTTTTAAACCCATAGCACACACTAAGCTTTTTATGGCTTAGTGTGTGCTTTTCTTTTTTTATTTACCTGCTCATCGAGTGAGCCTTAGGGCAAGCAGGACACACCCATGAAAATCAAATACCTCGAACTCTACAAGTACAAACGCTTTCCTCTCTTAGGCAAAGACCGATTGGTCATCGACTTCACCCACAAGCTCAACCTAGTTTTAGGTGCGAATGGCTCGGGGAAAAGTTCAATTGTTTCAGAGCTCTCTCCGTTACCATCGTCTAAGGAAGACTTCTACGAGAATGGCTACAAGTGTATCGTCATCGAACACCAAGCCAACACCTACACGCTCATCTCAGACATTGCCAACAACAGCTACAGTTTTCTCTTAGGTGAGGAAGAACTCAACCCCTCTCACTTGGTCACGATCCAGCGAGAGCTCGTCCAAAAGCACTTCAACCTTACGCAAGATATCTGGGATATCCTCACAGGTAAGACTAGCTTCACAGACATGACGCTGATTCAGCGCAAGAAGCTCTTTAACACGCTCTCTCACCTGAACATTGAGACCATCCTCGATATCTACAACGAGCACAAAGACCAGCACAAACAGCAGCAAACGCTTCTGAAGACCCAGTCTAACCTCTACACGATCGAAGCCAGCAAGCTCCTGGATCCCACTCTTCTAGATACGTTACACGACCGACTGACTCGCAACAACACCCACCTAGAAGCACTGATGGATATCCGCTCTAGTCTGAGCGTGCACCTGCAGTCTACCCCCTCGTCCAACCGCATAGAAGAGTATAAGCGTCTTAGAGCACTGATCTCGTCTACGCTGATGAAGCATTACGTTATCCTCTCAGCTTACCCTTATAAGCAGTATGAGACCAACAAAGCGTCTATCGCCTCTAAGCTAGACTTATGTCAGTTTCGTCTGCAAGACTACTACCGTCGTATCGAGTCCTTAGAGACCACCTTGAAGTCCATTGAGCTCAAGAAGACCAACTCTAAGAAGAGCATCGAAGAGCGTCTAGAGGGCCTACACCAAACTGTACACAACTATCTGTCTAAACTGGTGTACGTCCAAAACCTCTCAGGATCGACGAGAGGCGATATCCATGCATTGTATTACGCGATGTCTGATCTCGTCCCAGAAATGCCTTTAAACGCCGATAAACAGTACTCTAAGAGCGCTTACGATGCTAACCTGGAGAGTAAGTCGCAACTGCTAAAAGAGAAGCAGTCTTACTACCAGATGCAACTGCACCTGACCAAGGAGATTGATCTCTTAGCTAAACAAAAAGAAGACAACCAAGTCACCTGCCCGAACTGTGCGACGAGCTGGGTCATGGACTATGATCCTCTCAAGCATAACGCACTGATCGAGAGAAAAGTACTCACCGAGGCTAAGCTCGCACAGGTTGATCAAGCCATAGAAACGGTAGATGCGTACCTTACCTTGTTCTCCGAGTACATGGTCAAGTACCGCATCTATTCTCAGATCCGTCAGACCTATACACAAAAGTTCCCTATCCTTTTTGCCGAGATCGATAAAGAAGAACTGATCTTTAAGAACCCAAGAGCTATCCTAGGACTCATCAATACCGCTATCACCGATACGACCTCACTCTCAGAGGTCACTCAACTCCAAGAGCAGATCCTGCAACTGGAGAAAGACTTACAGATCGTCTCTAACTTAGACACCGATGACAGCCAAGCCGTCACTGAGGATATGGCGTCTACCATGGCTCAGATCACGGAGGTCTTAGAGGATAAGCAGCTCTACACCGAGCAAGCCCAACACAACGAGATCAGCTACAAAATAGCCACTCACTTACTCACGATAGAGACCAGTTTGAACCAGACCCAGTCTCAGATCTTTGAGCACAACCTCTCCTATACCTTGCAAAAGGTGATCACCTCCATTGACACCGAGCTTAACCATATCCGTCTGCAAAACATCGAGACCCAGACGCAGATCTCTAACCACAATACCATCAACCAGCTCATCGAGCGCTATAGACTCGATATCGAGGACACCACTCAGAATCTAGAGGTCTTACGCGTGATCACCGAGGAGCTTAACCCTAAGTCGGGCATCATCGGTCGCATCATCTCCAACTACTTAAATAGCATCATCGAGTATGTGAACAAGATCATCTACAGCTTGTGGAATTACAAGATGGAGTTGGTAGCCTACAACCTAGAGAGTGACGTCTTAGACTACCGCTTTAAGATCAACATCGAAGATAAGCTCTCTGTGAAAGACATCTCACTGGCATCTTCCGGGATGAAGGAGATCATCAACCTGTCCTTTAAGCTGGCGATGATGAAGCTCTTGAACCTCTCTCACTACCCACTGTACTTAGACGAGTTTGGCGCAAGACTCGATACAGAGCATAAGAGCAATATCTATAACCTCATCTTCAAGTTCTTGAGTGATGATAACTACAGCCAGATCTATCTGATCACCCACACGGACTTAGCCTACAGTAACTTCAAGGACACACAAGTGATCCAATTGTCATAGAACAGTCTCTACCCACCCCTAAGCTGTTAAGGCCTAGGGGTGGGTAGAGCTCTCATGGGTCTGTTAAGACTTGGTCACCTTGATTTGCTTCACGAAGAAGTCCACCAAGTAATCGATCACGGTGTACAGTGCGGCTTCATCGGGCTTCATGCTCTCGTTCATCGAGAGGATGCGCTGCATGTTGGACAAGATGTAGTGTGCATTGGAGTAGAAGAAGCGAATAGCCCCTACCACCTCCAAACACACTTTCTCGATATCGTCGATGTTGTCAGTCGTGAGCGTCTTCACAAAGGCTGTGAACTTCTCATTGACCACAAAGTCGTAGTTGGTAATACCCTTGCGAGCATCCTTCTCTTCTTCCACCGCATTGCCCAGAGTTCCCACGAACGCGCTGGTGAGCATGTTCTTGAAGAGTTCGAGCTTGCCGCTGTTTAGGCGAATGATGTACAAAGAGCGCACGTTTTCCCACTTAGCCAAGTAGAAGTCTTTTTTGGCGATGAGCTCATCGACCTTGATGGTGTAAGCCTCTTCGTAAGAGATATACCCCAAGAGAGCCTCGATGGGGCAATTTGCTTCGGCCAAGAGCTTGAAGGACTCTTCGTACACCGTGATCGGGTAAGAGGTGGTGCTAAAGGGCTGCACCACCACCTTGACCGAGCTGTTGACGGTCAACAGTTGGTTATTGCGAATGGTCTTGGCGTAAAGCTCTAGAGCTGCATACAGCTTATACCCAAAGGCGTTGCGGTTGTTGGACGCTTTGGTGCGCAACTGCATCACTGAATACCCGATGTTCAGATCGGTGCGCTCAGTGAGGTTACGGTAAAAGAGGTAGTTAGCCAGTGTATAGTCAAGCAAGTCCGGTACATCCACCATGTACTCTTTGATTTCGGTCGTGATGTAGGAGAGCACTTTCTCAGCAGAGACTTGCGCAATCCAACCCGAAATAGCGGCGTCAATCTCGGTATTACCTGTCAAGAGGTACGTGTTGACATCCAGCGTCTCAGCCGTGAGTTTACCGGTGCCGATGTAGTCGATCGTGTAACCGCTGGATGATTTGTAAGTTGCCACTTCACTGTCGATCAGCGCGCTGGCAAAGACATCGGCGGGCTTGAAGTAGGTGATCCCAAAGAAGTCTTCAGGTTCTTTGAACTTGTAGTTCGAGAGATCAGCGCTGAGCTTCTCAGACAGGGCTTTCACTTCGGGCACGACCACGGTACGGGCAAAGCGCACGTAGTTGGCGACGAGCTTGGTGAGCTTTTCACGATAGTCATCCATGAACGCGTCGTGGCTGCTCATGGCGTAGGTCTTACCGGTCTTGGTAGAGAGGTAGGTGCCTTCAGATGCATTCAAAAGGTGGTCGATCACACCAGGGATGTCTTTGGCCGCGTAAGAGGGGCGGTAGACGTTGTTGATGGCTGCGCACATTTCACCCAGAGCACTACCGGACAGAGGCTCCAAATGGATCTTCTTGTCCAGCAAAGACTTCGAGAAGTTGGCAGAGATTTCGAGGGACTGGTTGGACAACATGTCTGTGGCTCCTTAAGCTGTAATCTTGGTGTTGAGGCTATTGACCACAGCCAGGCTGACGAGGTTCTTCGTCAAGTTTTCTTTACCCATCGTCTCCGAGATGCTGCTGCCTGCGAGCTGCTTGACCACAGAGGTGATGACTTCGACGATGTTGGAGACGACCACCGTGTTTTTGCGGATGGCTTCAATTTGGTTGGCGTTGATCTGTTCGTCAACTGTGAGGTCAGACATGTTGGTTCCTTTTAAAAGAGGCTATATTCACAATATTGCCCAGGCTATTGCGATTAAAAACTAATAGATAGCGCCATCTCTTGACCTCCAACCGTGAGAACTGTATGACCACCTTCATCAAACCCGCTGACCAGTATACCCGCCAGATCGACCCCGTGAAGGCCTATGTCCAACAGGTCTCTGCCTATGTTGCTACGACCAAAGGCATCTCCGTAGAAGAAGCCACCGTGCTGGTTAAAGACATCGTCAGAAAGAACCTGCACAACCCTAAGCTCACTCATTTGCACCGCAAGGAAAACGGGGATCGCGAAGTGTCTGAGACCACCCTGCTCAACTACATCTACTCCAACATCAAAGACGACAAGATCTTGGTGCCCACCTTTACGACTTACCTCAATGCCAAAGAGAAGAAGTCCATTCTGGCCGAATTCATTGCAGAGAACGTAAAGACCAGGTCGGTGTCAAAGAAGATCGCTCAAAAGGCCAAAGCCCAAGGTGACATGGACCTGTTCATTGCCAAGAACAATGAGCAAAACAACATGAAGATCTACAATAACTCGCTCTCAGGTGCTTTTGCCCAGCGAGCCTGTATCCTCTTCAATGAGACCGCCCATAACACGCTCACCTCGATCACCCGCTCAGTCACTTCCCTGGCTAATGCTAATAACGAGAAAATCATCTCTGGTAACAGGTTCTACCAGAATCCTCCTTCGACTTTAACTAACATCGTCTACATCGCCAGCAATGCCGATATCCCTAAGATAGCTGCCATCGTTGACAAGTACCACCTACACCTACCTTCTACGCTAGACACCATCAAGTGTCTGAAACGCAGCACCGATCTCTACTTCCAAGATGAGGTCTATTACCAAAACAAAATAGCCCCCTACCTCGATAAACTCACCCCTTACCACCGAGCAGCCATCTGTTATATCGGGGACCTCTACCACCTACGCCAATACAACGACACGTTCATCCGTGACTTCATCAACGAGATGATCCTGCCCGTAGAGAACACCGATACCAGCGCCGATGTGCCAGATCAGATCTACGCTATCGGTGAGAACATCCTCAACTACGTGCATCAGATCTGGTTCAGTTCTGTGAAGGGCTATGGTAAGGACTACGCCGCGATGCATAAAGCAGGCGTGGCCGCCAGTATCCTCGCTACCGCCAAGCACGTTTTGAGTGTCTTAGATAAGTACCGAGACTTTCTACAGGCTTTCTTTGTCTCCGATATCCTGCCAAGCAATAGCAACAAACTCAAGTTTATGCGCAGACGCACGGTGGTCTTGAGTGACACGGACTCCACGTGCTTTACCTTGGATGAATGGGTGAAGTGGTACGCAGGCTCTTTCTCTGTCACGGATAAGAACATCGCCGTAGCCGGTGCGGTGAGCTTTGTGTGCACGGAGACCATCAAGCACATCCTAGCTCTCTTGTCTGCCAATATCAACGTCGCTCCTAAAGACCTTCACGTCCTGGCGATGAAGAACGAGTTTCTGTGGACCGTGCATATGCCCACCGAAGTCTCTAAACACTACGCCGCCTACACCGTCATGCAAGAGGGTAATGTCTTTGCTGAGCCTGAGTTGGAAGTCAAGGGTGTGCACCTGAAAAACAGTGCCGTGCCTAAGTTCATCATCAAAGACACCAATGAGCTCCTGGAAGGGGTCTTGAAGACCGTCAATGACAACAAAAAGATCAAGCTGAGCGATGTCTTGTCGCACATTAAGTCGATCGAGCTGATGATTTCTGATTCCATTGACCGAGGCGAGCCCGTCTTCTTGAAGAAGAGCTCGGTGAAGAACAAGGAGGCATATGTCGAAGATGAATACAAGTCACCTTACCAGAGGCATCAGTTCTGGATGGGTGTCTTTGCTCCTAAATACGGGGAAGTCGCACCTCCACCCTACAATACGATCAAGATGCCCACCACGATCACATCTGGCACCAAGCTCAAAGCCTGGGTAGCCTCTTTGGAAGACAGAGAGCTCGCTGGACGTCTGGAACAATGGCTACTCAAATACGCTAAGAAAGACCTACCCACTATCTATATAAACATGGACTACGCCCAAGCCTATGGTATCCCTAAAGAGATGCTGGGTGTGATCGATAAGAAGCGCATCATCCTAGATATCACCATCCAGTATAGACTCATCTTAGAGTCCTTAGGTTTACTCATCGAGAAGAACCGCACCATCACTGAGCTCTTTCGTTAACATCCCTCGTAGCATCCTCTGTGCCTAGTGCCGAGGATGCTATGAGCCATTTTGTGAGCATATCAACCAAGGAAAAGGACCACCCATGCCTGCCACTTACCCTCTTGACCTATCGGGTAACAGCCCGGCAAACCTAATAAACTCAGAATTGCACAGTGTTTCAGAGAGTCACTTCCGGGATTATTACTTCATCGTCCCCTTGTGTGCCCCGTTTTACGTGGACAACCTGGTGGTCAAACATACCTATAACAACGTCACCCGTATCCTCACGGAAGACGTTGAATACTCTTTGACGCTTCCCTACATCACGGGCACGCGTACCACAGGCAAACCGATGTACGGTGCCTTCACCATCAACGATACGACCTTAAACGGCATCCTCTCGATCACCTACCAGACCTTAGGTGGCGACCAAATTGCTGACCGGCTGTACGTCTTGAACTTCCTCGTGGAGAAAGCCTACAACCCTCGCACGACTGTTTGGGATGTGGTCACCAACGTCCCGGTAGCTTTGCCACCCACCCCACACTACCAGGACTACGATCAGTTCTACGGGCAAGAAGAAGTAGTCGGTCAGCTCAATGCGATCAAGGACGCCATTCTTACCAACTCTCACAATACCGCCACGATTCTCTCTGGGTTCTTCACGGGGATCAACCCGACGCTGGGGAGCTACCTCAATAAGCTAGGTGATACGATGCTAGGACCCTTGGTCTTGGTGAGCGACCCGATGAGTGATTTGGAGCCTACGACCAAGCAATACGTCGACACCTACAAAACCTTTAATGATATCTCCGTGAATGGCAAAGTGAACAAGGTCGGTGACACGATGACAGGGTTCTTGACTCTGAACGCCACACCAACCGCTGCTAACCACGCTGCCACGAAGGCCTATGTTGACCTCAGGTTACTGCGCTCAGGAGGTACCATGACAGGTGCTTTGACGCTCTCAGACACACCTACTGCTGCACTGCACGCTGCGACCAAAGCGTACGTCGATGCCCAGATACTCATCCTACGCAATATGATAGACGATTTGTTAGCATCGACGAAGTTAAATTAACCACGACCCCAAGTAAGGACAAACATGAAACTCAACATCTACGGAAATCTGCCAGTCTTTCTGATCCACGATCCAGAAGAACCGTTGGAAGCAGCGACGAAGCAGTACGTCGATAACAACATCATCGCTCACCGCGACGATGTGAACCTGCACATGACGGCGCAGCAAAACACGTTCCTGGACAGTCTGAGCGTCACCGCCATTGAAGTCAATTACCTCTCGGGCGTGACCTCTGGCGTGCAAGCGCAGTTCGACAGCAAGGTCAATCTGGCTGGCGGCACCATGACCGGTCTGTTGACACTGTCAGGGGACCCCACACTGAACCTGCAAGCCGCTACCAAGCAGTATGTCGATACCGCTGACATTGCCCTGGCAGGACGGGTCTCTACGCTGGAGTCTTTGGGTGCTTCTTTGAATGCAGATGCCACCACCAAGACCTACGTCGATGCACAAGACGCTCTGAAGGTTGCCAAAGCCGGTGACATCATGAGTGGTTTCTTGACCTTGTCGGCTGATCCTACCGGTGCGATGCACGCCGCGACCAAGCAGTATGTCGATACCGCTGACTCGGCTTTGAACACCCGTTTGACTACTGCAGAAGGCACGATCGCTACACTGAACACAGATGCGACGACCAAGGCGTATGTGGATACACAGTTGGCATTGAAGGTGGCCAAAGCCGGTGACACGATGACAGGTCCTTTGGTTTTGCCAGCTGACCCTTTGACGGCTTTGCAAGCCTCGACCAAGCAGTACGTGGACAGTGGTGACTCGGCTTTGAACACCCGTTTGGTGAGTGCTGAAGGTACCATTGCTGGTTTGAATACCGACCCCGTGACCAAGGCCTACACCGATAGCCAAGACGCGCTCAAAGTGGCTAAGGCGGGTGACACCATGACCGGTCTGCTGACGCTGTCCGCTGACCCAGTGGTGAACATGCACGCAGCGACCAAACGTTACGTGGATACAGCTGATTCGACTTTGGCTGCACGTGTATCTGCCAACGAGACCAACCTGGCCACACTCAACACCGACCCCACCACCAAGACCTACGTCGATACCCAAGACGCGTTGAAAGTGGCTAAGGCCGGTGACACAATGACCGGCGCGTTGATTCTGAATGCGGATCCTAGCGTGGCGATGCAGGCTGCAACTAAGCAGTATGTTGATACCGCTGACTTGGCCCTGAGCAACCGTGTGGACGTCACTGAGGCTAACCTGGGCACATTGAACGCGGATGCCACCACCAAGGCTTACGTTGATGCGCAAGACGCGCTGAAGGTCTCTAAGGCCGGTGACACCATGTCTGGCCTGCTGACGCTGTCTGCTGATCCGACTGCTTCGATGCACGCCAGCACAAAACAATACGTCGACTCTTCGATCACTACCCATACGTCTAACGACGCCATCCACATCACTGCAGGTCAAAACAGCTTCCTCGATGCGGTAACTGCCACTGCCACCGAAGTGAACCAGCTCGTGGGCGTGACTTCTGCCGTGCAAGGTCAAATCGACAGCAAGTTGCCTCTGGCTGGTGGTACACTGACGGGCAACCTGGTGATGTCTTCTGGCTCGGTGGTGACTTTGAACACCATGCCAGCAGCTACCACGGACGCTGTCAACAAAGCCTACGTCGATGGCTTGATCCAAGGTCTGAAATGGAAAGACCCGATCCTGGACTCCAACTTGGTCAACACCGGTCTGAACGTGGCACCTGCTGTGCCCGTGAACGGTTACAGCTATGTGGTTGGTGATGCACCTGTGGGTGTCTGGGCTGCCTTTGCGGGTCGTCTGGTGACCTATGATGGCACACAGTGGGTCGATGTCTTGGGTCGTGCAGTGGCCATTGGTGACCGTGTGGGTGTGGCTTTTGATGCACCTACCGGTGACGTTGGCGCTTCTTTGGTGGCTTTTGATAACCAAGTCTTGACCGTAACCGGTCTGGCGCCTCTGAGCTTCACGCAAGAAGTCAATGAAGCCAATGACACCACACTGGTGACTGATTCTCAGTCTTATAGCTTTGGCACCAGCTACACCTTCACGGATGAATCCGGTTGGGTGAAAGTGTCGAGCAACATCAACTTCGTGACTGGCACAGGTCTGTCCTTGGCTGGTAAACTCTTGGGTGTGAACCTGAGCTCAGGTATCGAAGAAGTCAACGACGCCGGTGTAAGCCGTCTGCGTGCTAAACTGTACCCCAGTTCTGGTTTGATCTTCACGGAAGATGGTACGGCGACTTCGACTAGCCTGCAAGCTGCTATCGGCGTGAAGGTGGATGCCTCTACCGTCGTGCTGAGCTTGGGTGCTGTGGCTGTGGCGCCAGCGGTGATGTCTGACATCGCTGCTAAGATGAACCGCTCTGGTGACACGATGACCGGTCTGCTGACTCTGTCGGCTGATCCCACTCTGGCACTGCAAGCCGCTACCAAGCAATACGTGGACAACGCTGACAGTTTGCTCGATGGCCGTGTCGATACGCTGGAAGCCACTTCTGCGGCTCTGAACACTGATCCGACGACCAAAACCTACGTCGATGCACAAGACGCTTTGAAGGTTGCCAAAGCTGGCGACACGATGAGTGGTTTCTTGAGCTTGTCGGCTGATCCTACTGGTGCGATGCACGCTGCCACTAAGCAGTACGTCGATACCGCCGATAACGCCATGAACACCCGCATGGTTGCTGCTGAAGCGTCGATTGATGTGCTCGAAGCAGACCCGACGACCAAGACCTACGTCGACGCGCAAGACGCCTTGAAGGTGGCTAAGGCTGGCGACACGATGACGGGTAGCCTGATTCTGAGCGCTGATCCGACTGCTGCCCTGCAAGCTGCTACCAAGCAGTATGTGGACAATGCCGATATCGCTTTGGATGGTCGTGTTGATACGCTGGAAACTACTTCCGCAGCTCTGAACACGGATCCGACGACCAAGACCTATGTGGACGCACAAGACGCTCTGAAAGTTGCCAAAGCGGGCGACACGATGACCGGTCTGCTGACGCTGTCTGCTGATCCTACTGGCAACTTGCACGCTGCCACCAAGCAATACGTCGATAGCGCTGACTCTGGTCTGAACACCCGTTTGACCACGGCTGAAGGCACTGTGGCTGTTCTCAATACCGACCCCGTGACCAAAGCCTACACTGACAGCCAAGACGCGCTCAAAGTGGCTAAGTCGGGTGACACCATGAGTGGTTTCTTGGTTTTGGCTGCTGATCCAGTCTCTGCCTTGCAAGCTGCTACGAAACAATACGTCGATACGGCTGATACGGGTCTGTCTACACGCGTGAGTACTCTGGAGACCTCTTCAGCGAACCTCAACAGCGATCCGACCACCAAGACGTATGTCGACGCGCAAGACGCTCTGAAGGTGGCTAAAGCTGGCGACACGATGACCGGTCTGTTGGTTCTGTCGGCTGATCCTGTGCTCAACATGCACGCGTCTACCAAACAGTACGTCGATCTGGCTGACTCTGGCCTGAACACACGTCTGACTGCCGCTGAAGGTACCGTGGCCACACTGTACGCTGATCCGACCACTAAGACGTATGTGGATGCACAAGATGCCACCAAGGTCGCTAAGGCCGGTGACACGATGACCGGTCCCCTGGTCCTGCCAGCTGATCCTATTTTGGCTCTGCAAGCTGCCACCAAGCAATACGTCGACAGCGGTGATGCCGCACTCGATGCGCGTTTGGATACCGCTGAAGCCACACTCACTGGTCTGGTCTCTGACCCGACGACCAAAGCCTACGTCGATGCACAAGACGCTCTGAAGGTCGCCAAAGCTGGCGACACGATGACGGGTCATCTGGTACTGTCTGCTGACCCGTCTGTGGCCATGCATGCAGCGACCAAGCAATACACCGATACCACCGTAGCGACCCATGCCGCTAACGATAGCCTGCACCTGACCGCAGGTCAGAATACCTTCTTGGACGCTGTGACTGTCACTTCGGTGGAAGTCAACCGTTTGGCTGGCATCACTGGTGATGTGCAAACCCAACTCGACAGCAAGGTCGCTCTGGCTGGAAGCACCATGACGGGTAGCCTGATTCTGTCAGCTGATCCGACCGTTGCACTGCAAGCGACCACCAAGCAATACGTCGACGCTGCTGACTCTGGTCTGAACACGCGCCTGATCGCTGCTGAGAACACTGTGGCTACTTTGAACAGTGATCCGACCACCAAGACTTACGTCGACAATAACCTGAACAACAAGGTCGCCAAAGCCGGTGACTCCATGACAGGCTACTTGACTTTGGTAGGTGCTCCGGTACAACCGCTGCACGCCGTGACCAAAACTTATGTGGATAACTTGGTGCAAGGTTTGAACTCCAAACCCGCCGTGCGTTACGCCACCGATGCCAACTTGAATTCGGTGTACACCAATGGTACGCTGGGTGTGAACTCTACGCTGGTCTCAGTGGCTAACGCTGCGCTGGTCGTGGGTGGTTCTACCGCTGTCGTGGGTGACCGTGTGCTGGTGAAGGCTCAAACCAACGCCAAAGAAAACGGCTGCTACGTCGTCCAACAAGTCGGTGACACCAATACACCGTTCATCCTCAAACGCATCGAGACCATCGATGAGTCCTCAGAGGTGCCGGGTTCTTACTTCTACGTCTATGACGGTGCTTTGAAGGGCACAGGCTGGTTGGCCACGGTCACCAACCCGGATACCTTCACCATCGGCACAGATGAGATCTTCGTGAACCAGTTCTCTGGCGCAGGCACTTACCAAGGTGGTGCTGGCTTGCAGTTGACAGGTACGGTGTTTGATATCCTCACTGCTTCTTCTAGCCGCATCGTGGTGGCTCAGGACAGCATTGACTTGGCAACGACTGCCGTGATCCCTGGTGCTTACACCAAGCTCACCGTGGACGCTTATGGTCGTGCTACACAGGGCTCTAACCCCACCACGCTCGAAGGCTATGGCATCACTGATGCACAAGCTCTGAATGCGAACCTGGGTGCTATTTCTGCTGTGGCTGGCAACGGCATCTATATCAAGGTCGATGGCTCTAACGCCACCACCAAATCGATTGCGGTCTCTGGCACGGGCTTGTCCATTGCCAACGCCAACGGTATTGCCGCAGGAGACATCACCATCTCCTCCAACGCCACCAATCTCAATACACCTAGCACCGTCGTGGCGCGTGACTCCTCGGGTAACTTCACTGCTAACGCCGTGACAGCTGCTCTGGTGGGTAATGCATCGACTGCGACTGCTTTGGAGACAGCTCGCGATATCTCGATCACCGGCGATGTGGTAGCAAGCGCTGTGTCCTTCAACGGCACCGCTCCTGTGGCACTGTCTACCGCACTGACCGAGACTGGCGTGGTCCCGGGTGCTTACACCAAGGTCACTGTGGATGCCAAGGGTCGTTTGACTCTGGGTGAGAACCCCACCACCTTGGCAGGCTACGGTATCGTTGATGCCTTGACCATGACACAAGTGAACGACAAGTTCGCTGAACTCGATGCCAAGATCGATGAACTGTACAACTATATCCAATCTCGTTTTGCTTAATCGCTAACAGACCCTAAGCTGCCCTCCTCTACCCCGTCACAAGGGTAGAGGAGGGCAGTACCTTTTTGAGAGGTAGGTGGCTTTACAGTTGGGTGATGGTCTTGGCATCGATCAAGAAGGCCATATAAAAGTTCTTGATGTTGTACAAGGTATAACCAAAGGCTTCGATCGTCTTGTTGAAGTTGTAGAGCATCTTCTCCAGATCTTTCTTGATGGCGGTATTGTTGATCTGGATATCTTGCGTACCGACTGCTTCGATCAGGTGGTTCAAGAGGTCGGAGATCGTGGCATAGAGGGTATGGATGGACTGGATGGACTTCTCGTTGGCGACTTTGTCGAGCTTTTCGATGTACTCGAAGATAGGCTTGATGTCGTTGTAGGTTTTCAGAACCGAGCGAATCGAGGCTTTGTCCACGCCGTTGTTGTGCGGAAAGTATTTGGAGAGGTTATCGCGGTGCTTTTGCGCAATCTTCGACTGCAGCTCGACTTTACCGTAGCCGTAGATGGTATTGAGCTTGTCCAGATTGGCGTTGTTGATGAAGTCAGCAATGGCCATCTTAGTGAGGTCACCGGATTCGATCGTGAGCTTGTAGAGGTCTTCGATGACCATGTGCAGGTCTGAGACGTAATCGATGTACTTGCCCTTGAAGTTCTCAGGCACGGTGATGACGTTCTCGGAGGTGGTCGTGAAGTCCAAGTTCTTGACCTTGTGGTTGACTTCTAACGAGTAGGCGAAGATGGCCTTGATATCGTCATCGCTGTATTTGCCGATCAAGGTGGTGTACACGGTGTTCAGGCTATCGGCGATCTTGTAGAAGTAGTCTGAGAGCGACTCCGCGGAGATCACCTCAGAGGTCTCGAACATGGCGAGGTGTTGCTCTAAGGAGAGCTTAGGTTTGGCGAGGTCTTCTTGTGCGTAGAGCTTCATAATTCTGTCCTGTGTGGGTGGGCATGGGTAAGGTCACAAAATGACCACCAGAGCCCTTAAACAGGCTCTGGTGCGTCTATCGGTTAAGAGTAGTACTCAGCTGCCACTTGCTTGGATACTTCCTTTAAAAGCGTATTGGTGGTGCCTGCAATATAGGGGGATAACACGATACGGTTGCTGATGCTCTTAAAGCCAAACATCGCTAAGACCTCACGGTTATCTTCGGTGTGGATATCGTAGTTCATGATCTCACCGACCACGGACTTGAGCTGGGCTGCAAACACGAATTTATCGCCTACACCAGCATTAACATCGACGGTGATGTAGACCTTGATCTCCATCGTATCGAGTTGTAGGTTGTTACCTTCGACCCGGTACTCGGAATCTACGGCGTTGGAGTCGACTTCTAGGTCGGTATGTTTGCTGCTGTGGCGCACCTCGGCGTCTAACTCTTTCGCGAGTTTCTTGAGCGTGGGTGACATGTCGGTGGTCGATCCATTGTAGTAGATCTCATACTTGTCAATCACGCCTTGGAGCTTAGCTTTAGGAGAGATGTTGGCCATGTTAGCGAGCAGCTTAATCGTGTCCTCAGAGAGGTTAGTCAGGTCTGAGGTCTCATCGAGGATCGTGAAGAGTACCGTATCAGGCTCTACCGTAGTGCCAACTGGCAGCAGCTTGATCACGTTCTTCGTGAACTCCACCACAAAGGACTTGACCTTGGTGATCTTCGTAGAGAGTTTAGCAGAGAGCTTATGAGACAGCGCTGAGCTGTCCTCGTAGACCTCGTTATTGAGTGTCAGTGCCGTGGTGGCTAGAGCATTGATCTTCATGATGATGCGCTTGGGGTCTAACCAATCGCGCTCAAAGAAACCTGTGTTATAGGTGAGGATATCGTCTTTTCTGAAGGTATCACCAACAGCGAGATCAGAGATGACTTCGTGAGGGTAGCAAGTACCTTCAGCTAAGCCGTGTTGACGACCGGTGGGGATCGTGACTTTAGTACCGTTCTTGTATTCCACGGTAAAGACTTTCTCGGTCTTGTGGATCACACGACCACTGTCTTTGGCCACGTAACAAAAGAGTTTACCGGCCCTGTAAGGCACGATATATTCATACCCTGTACGCAGGAGAGGCTGGTGGTAGTCTCTGGCTGCGATGGTGTGTGCGTTCTGGATGCCAACAAAATTGACCCGTTTTGGCGATGTCTTCAGTCAAGTTCGTTAAACATGACCCGCTACTCATGGTAGCTGCTCTGGGTTTTCCCCAGATGTCGAGACTATATCTTCACCTTCCGATTAATGGTAAGGTGTTTCCTGTTTCCCCACCCACTCGGGCAGGTACTGGCTGATAAGGCCATAGTCGTTGAACGTTACGCATATCTCGCTTCACAGCGTTATGTAGCGTCTTCGCTGCGGATTACCCATCTATCTTTACCTCTTTTACCATACCCAGGTGATTAGTCTGGCCATAGATGTGTTTCCATCATCTACTTGGTGTGTAAAGCTCTCAGATGTCTAACTTAAACGAGATAAGACGTCGGATTTCTTTAAATTTCTTTTATAAGGTATTCGCTCAAGCGTTATACCCTTTTCTTTAAAGAATTCTTCCTTGATCTTATCATACTCTTGCACTGTGCCATTATTCCACTGTTGCCAGATATGTTTAGGGTTTTTATGTTGAGATCCGTCAGCTTCAATTACCAGATTCTTTTCTGGTATGTAAAAGTCAACTCTCAGCGGATAACCCGTTGTCCCTACCAGTCCATCAAATTTCTTTTCAGTTTCTATGTGAGAAAATTCCTGTTGAAGAAACTCTCCCACCTTTTCCTGAAATTTTGATTTTGGTTTGACAAATCCCAAATCACGGTTTAGTTCACTTACCTTCAAACCGTGTTTGGTAAACATCTTAGAACTATGTCCAATGCCAGTGCAAATCTCCTCCATTGCACAGTACTCATTCTTTTCCCGAATAAAGTCAGTGACTTTATTCTTCAAGATTTCTCCACCAACATCTTTAGCTATACAGCCTTGATTTTTTTTATCTGGAGATTTTGAAGCACAGGATCTAGAACAGTGGGATGTTTTCAAAGTAACAGCATACCCGTCTTTAGGTAAATACCTCGTGCTGAATACTTTCCCACAGGTTGTGCAATTTTTTTCGTGCTCGTTTAAGTTAGACATCTGCCTGCTCCTATGAATGTTTTTCATAGAATTTGCAGGTAGGATGTCCCCGCCAATTAAGGAAAATTTCATTGACTGTTTCTAGTCAATGAGACCGTCTGTCCATTTAAATTGCATTAACTTGAATAGTAGCTATATCTGTGCCCGTCTGAAAATGTCGTTCTGTCGTTAGACTTAAGACGATAGTTCAGAGCCGTTGGTGAAATACCAAGAGCCTTTGCACATTCGTTTGCTGATTTAAAAACCCTTACTTCGCCAGTTTGACTGTTTGTAACGTTCACAGACCTTTCCCCTGTGTGTTTTTGCAGTTCCAAATATGGGTCAACAACCATACGCCATTCAGCGGGGTCATCGGTCCACTTAAGCTGGACAAATCCTGGCAGTACTGCTTGATCTGTTTTTTGTAACCAACCAGTTACGGTCGACGCAGAGACTTGTAAGTGATCGGCCAACTGACCCATCGTCTTGAACTCAAGTATTTCGTTCGTTAACACGTTCCTGGCTAAAACAGACTTAGCTTTGCCGCCTTGTAAGGATCTAATCTTTACCTTTTCTACAGAGCACCATGGTTCGTCACTATGCGAGGGTCTGTATTGTTTACCCTCTGGAAAAACCTTGTACTCACCTGCCTTTACCCGCCAGTTTATAAAGTCCTTAGAAACTCCAAACTCTCTGGCACATTCAACAATGCTCGGGTACTTTACAACAATTCCAGTGTTCACGTCTCTAACAGAAATAGGCATACATTTAGTTGTCAGTCCTAAACTACCCGCATGATGGGCATTGCCTTGATACGTTGTCCATTCCAGATTGTCTAATCGATCATCGCCTTTTATAGCGTTGAGATGGTTTACCACCATTTTACCAACATTAGGACCTGGGTGTTTGAACACATAACCTAGAAGTCGATGGCGACCCCATGTCAAAGTGACACCCTCGTCGTCGGTTAACCTAATGTTGACATATCCGTCTGGATTTCTGCTTCCTGTTAAAAACTCTCCACGCTTTTTGTTAAACACGTCTCCTTTTACCGTGATAGCGTAAGTACTGTAACCTGGTATGTCGTACAGACAAGGAAATTGCGTTTCTACGTTGCTACTATTCATCTCAACTCCTACATGTATTCAAACAATAGGAGGGTTATCTTTAATGCTATTCAAATGACAGGTTAATCATCGTGATCTACGCCAGGTACAAGTAAAGCTGAAGTGGAGAGTAACTTCGCTGGGTTAGTCTCGTAGTCTGTATTCGCTGTATCGATCATACCGCGCACGTTCTTAAAGCGAGCGTATGGAGTCAGAAAGGTGTTGATACCCACGTCTGAGCTGTCTACCGTCGACTCTGAGGTTACCCCCATATCACTGGGTGTAAATTCCCGCAGTCGCCCTGAGATGGCTTCCTTGTTCAAGCCGTCTTGTCCGACCAAGGTCACGGACTCCATCTCTTTCAGATCGTTGATGGGGTTGATATCCTCGGTGAGCTTCTTGGAATTGTCCATGACGATGTTGTTCCACACCGCGTAGGGTGAGAGCTCGATCTTATTGCTGCGGTTGGTCTTGAACTTATAGTTACGAATGCTCTCTGAGAGAGCTCGGTACATCAGGCCAGGGATGCGCTCATAGCCCCTGATACGGGTATAGTTAGAGTCATTGACATCAGGGTGATGCATGTCTGTGAGGAGCTGGTTAGCCCTTAGGAGCAGAGCGATGTATTCGGTTGGCTCTTGCATCTCTTGTAAAACATCCATCGTGATGGGGTCCAGGAAGATGTCTCGGAGCATGTCAAGCTCTTTGAGGTAGAGCATGTTGAAATCACGCTCTTCTAAGAGGAGCAAGTAAATGTTCTTCTTGTTGAACTCCGAGAGGGTGTACTCTTTGGTGAAGTCCTTGAAGTAGAGGAAACCAGCCAAAAGCAGGGAAGCTTCCTTGTTGGCTTTAGAGAAGATGAGCTTGTAGTCGCTGAACTTGAGTTGGTATTCGTCCTTGGCCAGCTTGTACTGCTTGTTCGATGGGATGATCGTGGGATTAGCCCGGGTGATCTTGATGAGGTTGGACAACCCTAAGTAATACCCAAAGGCCACACCTAAGGGCATATCTTTACCAAGCACCTTGATGTTGGTGAACGAGGTGGGTAGTTCACTTTACCGTAGAGGTAGAAGGTATCGCTCTTGTCAACCACGATCGGTGTGTTGCTCTTATCAAAGCCACAGAACACAAAGCCTTCTGGATGCTGCGTGATCTCTGCGTTGAGTTCAGGGGTAATCAGCTTGAGTGTTTCAACCTGACTGAAGACAAAGGTATATTCACCGGTTAAGGTTTGGACCTTCACACGACTAAAGACCATCGACATCGCAGCATAGATGTTAGGTAGATGTTCTTTGTTTTGAAACGTGTTGCCCAGTGAGAGGGAAAGGATCTTAACCACATGTTCGGTATCTTCGATGTAGCTTTTGCGGATATAGTCCGTGAGGTAGGTATAGTAGTCGTAGGCTTTCTTCTCACTACGGGTGATGAAGAGCTTACTGTAGTTGCTGGTGAGCGCGACGCGGTTAGGTGCGATCTTGACAATAGGAAGGCTTGTTTTGACCTTTCTCAGTTTTACCTTAACCCCAGAGGCCAAGAATTCACCTTCGTCATTGACCTTGGGTAACTTGAAGTAGATCGTCGACTCTTTACCCAAGAGAGGTTTCAGGACCAAACGGTGAATCTCGTAATTACCTAACTTAGACTTCTCTTCCTCGATCTCGTAGCTTTTGATCACCACACCAGCTTTCTCGATATTAGAGACACAAGCGAGCACATCTTTCTTAAGGACGGAGTCAATGTACTTGTTGTCCATCACCTTCAAGATGTCTTGCTGCATGTCGGCGCGTACGAGGTCGTTGTGGACGTCGATCGTGCGATCGTGTAGGGTGACCTCCCGGTCGCTCTGGGAGACGATCCTGGCCTCATTAAAGAGCTTGGTGGGGTCGTAGGGAGACTTGAGGGTCTTACGAGACTCGATGAGCTTTTTAACGGCTCTGAGCTCAGAGGAATTGACGGCCTTCACATCTAAGAGAGAGCCTAAGTAATCACTGAACTGATCATCCAGTGGTTTTTCTTGGATCAAGTCAATGATCTCGGTATCGGTGGCGGTGAAGCTGATCTCTTCTTGCTCGGGGGTGGGTTCTGACACCACAGGAACAGGAGCATCGGCATCGAGTTCGTCCTTGGCAAAGAGCGTGTCCATGTCGGTGTCGCTGTATTCCTTCTCCAGCTCATCGATGTCGATGTCTTGCTCAGAGGAGGTATCTTCAGCTTCTACAAAGTCATGGTCAGGCGTGACACCTTTAGCGACAGGGGTATCGACTTGTGCAGCTTCTAAGAGCTTATCGACACGGCTTTGGATGATCAAGAGGAAGATCACATACATCTTCTGCACTTTATCGACAGGCTTCTTGAGCTTACTCTGCAGCCCAGAGGCGTCAGACAGAGAGGCCAGGATCGACAGAGGTAAGTAGACCACGTGGTCCTTGTACTCGATGGCCAGCACGACGTTGGCGCTGTCCTCGTCGGTCAAGTCTTTGTACACGGACTGATTGCGTGTCTTAGGATCGAGCCACAAGAACAGATGGATCACGTTCAAAAGCGCATCTTCTTGGACCAAGCGCATCATCTTCTGCGGCGGGAACTCGGAGATCCGCTTGATCACGTTGTAGCCGTAGAGCATCGTGGGGATATAAAACGGCACGAAGTTAACCACGCTAGGATGGGTCGTGACGATCTCTTTGACGCTTTTGAGATACGTGGCGTGCAGGTTGGTGTACGCGTAGTATTTGCTCAACGGTGAGCTCGTGTAACGGTAAGCGTCTTTCACGGCGTTGTAGTTGATCACACTCACCGTGGTGTCATCTAAGACCGGGGTCTGGGTGATCTCGCTGGGGCGAAAGACTGAGAGGTTAGCGCGGTACCATTGACGAATCGTGTTGGCAATGAGCTTGTCTTTGAGGATGGGGTTGCCCTCTTTGACAGCCAGATCGGTGACGGTCTGTACACGGATCTTCTTGGAGCTTGGCGTGTCTTTGAAGTAGTAGAGATCCTTGGTGGGAAAGCGCACGTGTTCGTTAGGGTCGATGTAGTGCACCAGCGCCTGCTTAGGCAGGATCACGTCTTCCTTGCGGTTGATCTTGGGGTTCAGGAGGTTGATGTAGTTCCTCACCGCATAGCGCAGAAGGAAACTGGGTTTGGCTAAAAGCATGTGTAGCTCCAGGGGGTGAAATCAAAAAATCTAGAGGGCTATTGGAAAACTACTACGCCACCCAGCGCACCTCTACAGGGGCTGGATGGCGTAGAGAAAGCATCAGACGTAGTAGCAAAAGCCGTAAAACAGACGCAGCTCTTCGTTGGTAGAGATGTCCTCGGTCGTGAGGGCATTCTCGATATGGAAGTCTTGCATCAGGAAACCAAAGTTGCTGCTGGTGCTGTAACCGTCATCGGCGTACAGACGGTAAGTCACCGCATCGTAGTCTTCCTTGAGCGGGTCTAAGCGCACCCCGAGGTAGAGGATAGAAGGCACCGCTTCGTCTACAGGGATGTAGATGTTGAAGTAGTTATGGGTGGTGGCATTGACCACACCCGAGGTATCACGAATAGCCGGGATGATACCCGCTGGATTGTAGAGCTCCCAGTATACCGGGGTGTTGGCTGGCAGCTGTGAGTTATCGATATAGATCGTGAACATGCTCCCCTTAGTGTAGCGGCACTCCAGAGACTTCACCGAGATCGGAGAGGTCAGTTTGTGCTGTGTCACGAAGTACAAGAAGTGGTCGTAGTTCAGGATCTTGTTGACGGGGAAGACTTTACCGAGCTTAGAGCACTCGATGTCACCGATCAAGTTGTTGACGATGTTCAAGACCACATCGGTCTGACCCATCGTCACGGCGCGCTTGATACGCTCCAGACCGTCGACCACTGGCTCAAAGCCAAAGACGTCATCCAAGAGGTGGCGATGGATGCTCGGTGGGTACTCGGTGGGCTTATTGAATATGTTCTCCCATCCTATAGGACGGGTGTCGTTAATCACGGCCTCATAGACGTTGGCAATGGTGTTGTTGCTGTAGGCGAAGTGTCCACCCAAAGCTTGGTAGGTGATCGTCACGTGTGAGCTCACGCTGGCACGCGTGATGAGGATCACTGATGAGATCTCTTGGCCATAGAGCAGGGTGGCTTCTTGGTGGAGTTCGACGACTTGGTAGTCCATACCCCGCACTAAAACCGTCACACCGTCTTTGACTTGAAGCGTCTCTGAAAAGAAGGGACCCAAGTTAGGCGAGATGCTTCGGTAAGTCGCACCGCTTAAGGTGTGAGGCTCATCGATGATGCGGTTGTTGACATTCGTGCCCGTGATGTCCAAGTCGAGTTTAGGGATATTGTAGCTCATCTGTTTCCGCCATAATGTTAGCTGTGTCGATGTTCACGAACACAGGGGTTTTGCCGCTGATCTCGATGAGTTTGTCAGTGAGCTCCTTAGGGGTAAAGCCCTCCTCATCACTCGTCATGTAACCAACAGCATCGTAGAAATATGCCGCCAATTGAGAACAGTACCAGGTCTTGTTGTTGCGTTTGATCTTAAAGAGATAGCTCAGCGCGTCAATCAAACTGTACTTCTTACCCAGCTCTTTGAAAAGGAAAGCTTTGTGCTCAGGCTTCCAATCAATACCCAGAGGCAAATGGTAGAAGTCTGTGGCGGTAGACAGCGGCGTGAGCATCACCTTAGGTACATCGGCCTCTAACACCATTAGACGATTGCCGGTAAATATCGCGATACCGACATGGCTGTACTTGGTGTTAAGAATTTTTTGAACCAGCATAAGAAAGATATCGGTGAGCGAGGAGATGCTGCGTCTCTCCCACATCAACAAGTCACCTGACTTGATATTGTCTCGGTACTCTGAATAGTTCGCCATCTGTATCTCCATATGGTGGGCTTAAAGGTCAAACTATTTTCCACCCTCTCTCTTAAGGACTCTGATCGTGAAGTATCTCTTGTCTGTCTTACTGTGTGTGTGGACTACACTGTCGTGGGGGGTCAATGTACACACCTACATCCCGCCTAAAGCTCTGCTGTACAAGGAGCTTATTTCCACGGAAGTACCCAGGATCTTTCCGGGTATGCCGGACTATAACTATGTGCCTGCTCTGATCGAACATGAGAGTTGCATCAGTTTGACCCATCGACGTTGTTGGTCACCCACGAGTCAACTAAAGACAAAAAGGGAAGAAGGGGCTGGGCTTTCGCAAATCACGAAAGCTTACAGAACAGATGGTACTGTTCGCTTTGACAAACTCCAAGAGCTACGTGATGCGTACCGCTCAGAGCTGCGAGAGCTCAGCTGGGAGAACATCTACGCCCGACCTGACTTGCAAATACGAGCTCTGGTTTTACTGGTGCGTCAAGACAACAACCGCTTGCGTGATGTCAAAGATCCTGTAGAACGCATGAAGTTTACCGACGCGGCTTACAACGGAGGCGTGGGTGGTGTCTTTAAAGAGCAGCGTGCTTGCGGAATCGCTAAGGATTGTGACCCAAACCAATGGTTTGACCATGTGGAGAAGTACTGCACAAGAAGCAAAAAGGCGATCTACGGTACGCGCTCAGCTTGTGATCTGATCCACAACCATGTCAGAGACGTCATCACCCACAAGCTGCCTAAGTACACGAAGTATTATGGGTTAGTTCGACCCGTCTCTCTGCAATAGATTCTATCCAACTGTTTTACAAGGACAAAAGCCATGCGTTTAAACTACGAGAGTATCGTTAACTACCAAGACGGTACCAGCAACGTGCCAGCGGCACAACAAGCGCTGTTGGATGGGGTGACCACGACAGCGGCGAAGATCAACTTCTTGAGCGGGATCGTTGGGTTGGTGCAAACGCGACTGAATGCAATTGTGGATTTGACGGGGGATACCTTTACCGGTAACGTGACGCTGTTTGGCTCACCGACTCTGAACCTGCACGCGGCGACTAAGGCGTACGTGGATTCGCTGGTGGTGAGTGGTAAGTTGGCCAAGAGCGGTGGCACGATGACTGGGATTTTGTTGTTGGCGGGTGATGCAACGGCAGCATTGCAGATCAGTACCAAACACCAAATGGAAGCAGCGATCACCCAAGCGGTGTCGGATTTGAGTAACGTGACCGATCTGACCACGGGCTTTCCCCAGTGGAACACCGCGGTCAATGCGCAGGTCGGCACCGGGTGGGCAGCGTTTCAGAGCAAACTGCAGGCCGTGATCGACGAGGTGCGTAAGAGCCCGCTGGCGAGTTACACTCGAGTAATCACTGCAGGTACTTTCGCTGGAACAGGTGAATATTACGGCGGCGTACTCCTCTCAGACGGCCGAGTCTTCATGGTCCCCTCCAACGCTACAGTCGCTAAGATTTATGACCCCATCACCGATACAGTGTCGACTGCTGGCGGCACATATCCTGGCAGCATGGGTTTTGTTAGCGGGGTGTTGCTCAAGGACGGTCGGGTATTTCTTAACCCAAGATACAGCACTACTGCGCGCATCTATGACCCTGCCACGGACACGGTCTCAACCCCGACTGGCACCTACCCGGGCAGTGGTGCCCATACATTCTCAGTATTGCTTTCTGACGGTCGGGTGTTTATACCACCTTACGCGTCAACTCAGGCCCGCATCTATGACCCAATTGCTAACGTACTTAGCACCCCCGGTGGTTTATACGCCAGCACAGATCGTATTAGCGGCTCAGCACTATTGCCGGACGGGCGAGTATTCATGTTACCAGCAAGCGGAGTTGCACCGTACATCTACGACCCTGCAACAAATTCCACTAGTCGAGCCAGTGGTGTATGGACACAAAGTGGCGTGCCAGTTCCCTACGTGGGTGCTGTGCTAATGTCGGACGGGCGCGTCTTTTGCGTACCGTATGACTCGACCACTGCGCGTATCTATGACCCTGTCACGGATACGTCAACAACGCCGGCAGGAACTTATCCCGGTAGCCAAGCGTGCGGACACGGCGTTCTGTTGTCAGATGGTCGTATTCTTCTCTTACCCAGGGTTACGCTTAATCTCTATATTTATGACCCAGTGACCAATACCCTGGCCGTTCGCTCGAATACGTTTTCAACGACTCTTTCTTTTTATGGCGGAAGACTTTTACCCGACGGTCGAGTATTTTTAATACCTATGAATTCTACTGTGGGTGGGGTTTTGACTGCCAGTGTAACTAACCTCTCCGGTAACAAAAAGCTCCCCGCGAATCTGGTCCTCTCGCCTTTCTTCAATACACAATAATCTCACGGCTACTCGCCATGCTACGTAATAAATCCCTCATCCAAAAACATATCACTCTCCAGAACAACCAGTACGTCACAGACACGCTGACCATTCTGGAATTCCCTAAACGCTACCTCGACAAAGACCTCGCTACCCTAGGTGCCAAAACCTATGTGTACGGTGTCTTTGCGCTGATCATCGGGGATGCTTACAGTGTCTCTCTGATTCCCAGCTTCATCGAGACCAACCCGCTCTACATCAAAGAGATCCTCAGAGATAACGTCGAGTACGTGCAGTTCTACTACGGTAAAGACATGCCCGTGATCGAGAACACCCAGGTGATCCGTAACAAGGTCTACACCTACAACATCCTAGAAGAGTTCTACCTGCGAGGTAATGTGCCGTGGTACATCGCCTACGATGATCTGAACACCATCTTCAACAGCATGCTCGCCTACGCAGATAGCGCCATCGGTAGCTCTAAGCTCACCAATGAGATCATCACGAGCTACATCACCCGAGATACCACAGACAAGCACCTCTACCACCGTCTGTCTAAGAAGCCAGACTACACCTACATCGCTCTCGATGATATCTACTACGCCACCCTAGGCACCGTCAATAAGCTCTCGGGCAGCTACTTCGATAAGGGGTTAGTTAGTGCCTTGGTCCAGCCGGAGAAGTCACCCACGAAGCTTGAGCAGATCATCCGTCGATAGAACATCACCCTAGAGCCGCCTATGTGCTGGCTCTAGGGTGGTTTTCATCGTTTGACTTCACTGTACCCCCTGGAGAAACACATGCCACTTGACGCAATTGGAATTACCGGAATCGACGGCTACACGCCGTTGTACCAGCCCGACGCACGCTGGGCCACATGGTCTATCCATGAGATCTATATGGGCCAAGACGGCCTGAACAAATTCATCCCTAAGGTCAACGACTACGTGATAGAGCCCGAAACGGGTGCTCTGCAGATCGTGAACTCTTTAGACCAAGTCACCTTCATCCCTGAGCTCAAGCCTGTCGCGCTGAGCTCCTCGACCACCCTCACCGATACCCTCATCACCGACACCGCTGACAACTACCGTGTCTATTATGACAAGTCCGTGACCCCGTACACCCTGTGTGTAGATGCTCTGGCCAAGGTCTACTCCACCACCGCTAACTACGCCCGACTGTATCAGGGCTACTACATCGACCCCACCAAGATCATCTCTCGCCGGTACGACAACTCCAACAACTTTATCGGATCCGATATCCCGTTGCAGCTCGTCGCTTACAACCAAGTCGAGAACTACGCGGTGAAATCTGTGCCGGTCTGTAATACCACCAGTGAACTCTTAGACGGTGAAGTCGTGACCTGCGTGGTCTTTGATTCCTCGGGCAAAGTCCTGTCTCGCCGTACTCTTCTTGTAGAGAACACGACCTTTGTGGCTCAAGCGTTCGCTGAGCAGAAGTACATCGTCAACATCTACATGAAGTCTCCCTTCATCTTCACCAATACTCCCGAGGTCGTGAACTACCCCGTGAACCTTCCCCTAGAGTCGTTTAACCCACTCGCCACCGTGCAGTACAACGACGGCTCCACGATGGATTACACGATCAATGGTGGCAAGTTCAAGCTCTATGGCTTAGACCAGTTCACCTCCACCATCATCGGTCACAAAGTCCCGATGGTGCTCTCCTATAAGCTCGATGCGAACGAAGCGGCGTTGGCTTCCGTCTCCTCAGATGGCTACTACGTGACTCGTCCGTACACACTGCAAGTCTCTAACCCCAATACCAGTTACAACGTCAAGCTCTTTGTCTACCCGGTGTGGGTCGATGCCGTCAACGGTTACAAGTACAAAGCCTACTTGATGAACCTGGACAGGAACATCTTGATCGATGTAACGGCTAAGGTGACCTTGTCGACGACTTCACCGTCCTTTAACCCACTGCTCTATGGCATCACCCAGCGCCTGACCTTCATGGTGGAGCTCTCAGGGGTCTCTGGGATCTTTAACTACTTCATCCATATCCAGACGGTTGATATCGTCTTGCGTGCACCAGCCAGTGATGTGGCTGCGACGAACTTCTGGGAAGTCTCCAACCAAGTGCCTAACAACATCCCGTACTACGGTACTGGTTTGAAGGCCAAGCGAGGCTCTACCGTCTTCACAAAGGTCAACATCGCCAACGGGTACACGGACTCCACTGCGTGGCTCAACGCCCTGTACAAGCCCACCAACCCGGTCCTGAACCCGCTTACTGAGCTCAACGCACTCACCCCTACCCATATCGAGGTCAAGTACCTCAACCAATCCATCGTGATCCCGGTGAGCATCTTTACCTCCGATATCACTTTTAGCACCACCATTGCACTGCATAGCAACATTGACATCGTCTTCCTCAAAGAGTCTGTCTCAGGCTATCTGAAACTCTCTGTAGCTTCGCTGTTGGTTCGCTGAGGAGAAAGATGGTGTTGTATCGGTATCTCAAACGCAAACTCCATAAGTTTATCTACACGCTGTTGATCTACGAGATCATCTTCGTGAGTAAGAGTAAACTCACTTTCCTCGATAAGTTGAAGAAGTTCGCGGAACTCCGTCTGAACTCTAACAAGGGTGAATTCCTGTTCACCTTCAAGGAAGACAGAAGGCAGAGCATCAAGTACATCCGCAAGTACATTGTGGAGGTGAAGGTGCCTGAGGATGTGAACTTGGCACTGAGGACCTTAGACGATAGAGTGGCGATCATTGTGAATGTGCTGCTCATTAGGATCGATTACGAGATACTCGCTGAGATCCTGTATGAGAAGTATTTGGATGAAGCGATCAAGTACTTGAAGACGATTTAATTGGAAAAGAATACCCATCACCCTACCCTGTCAAAGGGGTAGGGTGATGGGTGTGCATCTTCATGGTTTATCCGATAAGCTACCTCTTATTAAAAAACGGCGAGAGAACGAGGCTCATGGGTAGTTTTTTGTTGCCCGAGAGGTTAGAGGTACTACCAACTAGCAATACAGCGGCAGTGGCATTAAAAGGCACACAAAAGATTCGACCATCAGGTAATAAAACACCGTTACCCAACCCGACTGTAGAAAATACCCCAGGTGCGATGATTTGGGTATTGGTGACCGGGTCATAGATTTTGGAGTTGCTAGTAAGCCAGGCGTGGCAATAGACCCGGCCATCAGGTAAAAGTGTACCGCTATGTATACCATCTGATCCAGGATATGTGCCAGCGGGTGTGGACACGGTGTTGGTGACCGGGTCATAGATGCGTGCCGTCGTGGAGTTGTAAGGGACACAAAACACCCGACCATCGGGGAGCAGCACCCCACCGACAAATGCGGAGTTACCCGGGTAAGTTCCGTTTGGTATAACGAGGGTATTAGCCACCGGATCATAGATGCGCGCTGTGGTGCTGGTACCCGGGACTAAAAACACACGACCGTCGGGTAAAAGCACGCCTCCATAAAACGCACTGGATCCAGGGTAGACACCAGGAGGATTACTGAGACTGTTGGTGGCGGGGTTATAGATTAACCCAATTGTCTCGTTACACGGCACACAAAAGACCCGGCCATCTGGTAGCAACACCCCACCCCAATAGCTACCCTCCAAAGCAGCCGTAGACCCTCCCGGGGTGCTCAGCGTGTCGGTCATGGGGTCATAGATGCGCGCTGTCGAAGAACCGTTAGGTACACAAAACACCCGACCATCTTTCAACAACACGCCACCACAAAACGCACTTACCCCAGGGTACGTCCCGGTTGGCGTGACCAGTGTATCGGTGACGGGGTCATAGATCCGTGCGGTAGTCGAACCGCTAGGTACACAAAACACCCGACCATCGGGCAGCAATACCCCACCGTGAAATCCGGAAGCGCCAGGATACACGCCGCTGGCCGTTACTGGTGCATAACTCGCCAGTGGGGCTTTACGCACCTCGGTGATGATCGCCTGCAACTTGCTCTGAAAGGTCGGCCAGCCCGACCCCACTTGTCCGTTGACGGCCGTGTTCCACTGGGGAAAGCCCGTCGTCAGATCGGTCACGTTGGCGGTATTGGCCACAGCTGCCGCAATGGACGCCGTCATCTGTTGTTTCGTGGTGATCTGCATCGCCACCGTCGCATCGCCTGACAACGCCAACGCCCCTGTCATCGTCCCACCGGCCACGGGCACTTTCCCCGTGATCGTGAGCGCATCCACATACCCCTTGCTCGCTGCATGCAGTGCCAAGCTCGGCGTCGCAAAGAGTGTCACATTACCCGTGAACGCTGTACCTGAGAGACTTGCCAAGCCATTCAAGCGACTCTGCACGTTCCCCACAATCCCACTCAAGTAGTTCATCTGCACCGCTGTCACGTTCAAAGCGTCCAGAAACGCCTGAGCTGCTGCTTGCAAACCGCTGCTACCGTTAGCAGGCGCCAGCATGGTCTCAAAAGTTAACCGCATAATCTCACTCCTAAAAATTGAAAAACCTTCTAAGCCGATACTGACAAGTAGCCGCTCAAATTGACCTGACCGCGACTCAAGATGCGTACCACGTTGGTCATGAACCGGTATTGGTACAAGTTCACGTTGATCACCGTATTACCCACATGAGGTTGGATCTCCACCAGACTGGCGGGTAGCCCCTTCTTCACGGGGTCCATGGCTAACAAAGCACTGTAGTTGGCATCTAAGAGCGCAATGACCACCCCGTCATCGTACGCCGTCGTGTAGACACTCTCAGGGATCACTCCTTCGAGCACGTCCACAAGAATCTTACTGATCACCGGACTGTAGAGCACATGCCTTTGACCAATCACATTAAAGTCATTGATCACAGGCTCCGGCATCACCCGGCTAAAGAAGTCACGCATGCGCTGATCTTTAGCTTTAGCTGCCGTATACCATGCCAGTGTATCTAAACCCGTGACTTGCTTGACGCTGATCATGGGCTCCGTCATCACGTAAGGGCGACCGTTCAGCGCATCGTTCAGACGCACCGTGTGGTCTTCCTCGGCGTAGCGTACAGACGCTCTGGGGTAGAGTTTACCTGCCACATAGACACCCATCACGCGATCATCACGGATGTCGTGCACGTTGTTCCTACCCAGCACACCGTTGTTGACCCAGCCTTTGATCTCCAGGGCATTGATGGCACTCTTATCCAGTGTAAAGCCGTGACACCTCACATGCAGCTTTTGTTTGGGTAAGGTGTAGTCCAAGTAAGACTTATTGCAAATGCTCACCCACGGGTAAGCCATGAAGTAGTCCACACCTTCGACCAACCGGTAGCCGTTTAAGAAGAGCTCGACATTGGTGTAAGCGATATCTAAAGGAATACTAACGGCACTGCCATTGATGTAGCGATGTTGGGTCAAAGGTAAGTGCATCGCCCCTTGGGTGATGTCTAGATCGATATCATAGAGGTTGGGCTCATTCAGATAGACCACCGCCACACGCTTGTTAGCGGTCTCATTGACAGACAAGATATCGCCAGTCGAACGGTATACTTTATCTTCGCTATAAGTGATATCTTCCCATTCGGTCATGCGGGTATTGTCACTGAACAGGGCACTCGCGACCACATAATCGGAATAAGACAGTGCTATGTCGACTTGGTTGGCATAGTACTCTTTATAGACCACCGGTGTTAGCCCCTTGATGAACTCTACATTTGTTACACTGCTAGAAGAACAAACGTACAAAGGCCCCACGGTGGTGCGGTGGCCCAACATCTTACCTGTACTGTCGTACTCGTACACGGTGCTAGGTTCCTGGTAGAGCTCAGGCACATCGACTGTCAGAGTCACCCCCCTTTGAACGAGGTTATAGCCGTAGTAATAGCTCACCGCGTTGTAGCCGATGGCTTGCATGAACATCTCTTTGGTCACTGCAAAGGGGTTGTTGATCGCCGCGATGTTGAAGTAGAGACTGTTCTCAGTGGACTCAACCCTCAGTTCTGTGATGCTGTCACCACTGCCGTCTAAAGTGTTGAGCTGAGTAGACAGTGGCAGCTTGTAGAACTCGTGGAGTCTCAAGTCACTGTAGACCAGTGGACGAGGTGCACCGCCGCGACGGGTGTAGAGCACGAGTTGCTTATCTTGCACAGCACCACCCGTTACAGTGGACAAGTAATTGGCCATCGTGTTCACATAGGCACTATTGAACGTGTAGTCTTTATCGGTGCCCATGAACATGGAGCTGGCGCTGTGGCGAAAGTAGAAGACACCGCGGTTGTTAGCGACGTCACTGGTGGCGACATACACTTCACTGTCATCATAATACTCAATCTCAGGCAGTACCTTCTCGCGCACCAGCAAGTAGCGTGTGCCACCAAACTTGGTGCTCGTGAACTGGCGCAAAGAGCTGATGGGTACGTAGGTCTTAGAGACCACGCTTTGGTCATAGACGACTTCTACGGCAGAGCCATTGGCAATGTCCAAGGTCAGCTTGTCGTAAAACAGGCCATTGATGTAGATGAAGCATTTACCCCCTGTGCTCTCACGGCTGGTGATCCACTGCTGCAGAGCGACTTTGTCGACGTTGTTATAGACCACACGGTAGTCGTAGTCAATGCCGATGCACACCGGCAGAGTTCGGTAGCCTGGTGTATTGAAGTAAGCGTTGCTGTACACGTGTATGGTCAGCGCCTGGCTGTCGAGTAAGCTCTGGGTCATCCCCATATCGCGCTGCACACAGAAGATCAAACTGCTCTCATCGATGAAGCTATAGAAGACTTTGCTGCGCACATGCATCACACCGTTGTGGTCATACGCGTGCAGAATATAGTCCCGAGTCTTCATGTCATCAGCGACATTAACCCACACATCCCTGAACCACTCGTGCCCCTGCTTGAGCATGTTCAAAAATGTCGGAGAGAGGTTTCCCAGCACGTAGACGTCATACTGTACCGTCATGTCAGGCAGACGCTTGGTGATGTTGTAGACGCTCACAGACCCCTTAACGGGCTTAGCGTTGACCTTCACCAAACTAAAGGAGTACTGGCTGTCTTGCTTAGACGCACAGTAAATATTCTTCATGAAGAAGTCGACGATGGGTAACACAATGGATCCTTTCAATACAGTACACACCACCCTGCGTGCTTAAGACAGCAGGGTGGAATGTGTCTCATGCTTACTCTTTGAACGCACCGACGACGCCCTCTAAAGCCTTCAAGAACTCAGCACCTTTGTCTTTCTTGTTCAGGCGAGCGACGATCTGACCCAAACTACTCTTGCTGTAGCTTTTGCTCTCCAAAGCGGCTTGGACCATGCTCACAAACACTGGAGGGTATTCTAAGCCCACCATGATGTTTTCCTTGGCGTTCAGACCAAACCAGCTGTTGGCAATCACGGTGCTGAGCACGGCCATGTTCAGGCCTTTCAAGCGCACGTTATCGGTGACGGCGTAGCATGCCTCACAGAAGCTCTCGGCGTTACTGAGTTTGTGGCCGACCTTCTTGAAGATGTCACCCATCAACTCTTCGCTCAGTAAGAACTCGCTCTTAAAGCGAATGTAGAGCTTATCGGCCTCATCTTGGTCCAACTTCTCTACAAAGAGACTGTGGTAATACAGCAGTGCGAGCACCTTCAACTTGAACGTATCGCCTAGATCCAGGCCAAATCGCTTGGCTAAATTATCTGATAACCAGGCGCTAAATACGACATAGCCGAATTTGAGGTCTCTGAGTTCACCCATCCGACCCACAAACCAGAGATTGCTCAAGATATACTTGTTGACGGTGAAGGTGTACTCGCTCTCGTTTCTCACCTCGATGTCCGTCTTGTCCTTATTGGGCTTGGTGCAGAACCGTAAATCCAATACACTGATCTTGTTGCTCGCATCCACGAGTGCCTGAGTGATGTGATCAATGTCTTGCTCAAGCGTGCTGAGCCCACACAGCACCACTGGGTCCAAATACACCTCAGCGTTACTAAAGCTCTTTAACTTCAACGCGAGCTTTTCCTTGATAAAGTAGTAGTCAATGATGACGTACTTCCTGACGTTCTCCAATACCTTATCCCGGTTGAGTATGCTCAAATAGGACGTGTCATACGCCGTCTTGTTAATCATGGATAGCCCCTAATCTAATGGAAAATATGCCGATGTGTGATCCAGGCGTCTATGCTGTTTTACTACCCGCCTAGTGCCTAAAGCCAAACAATTTCCACCCCCAGTTTTTTATCCACCGTCCAGTTATCAGGAGTAGTTATGCAAGACATCGTCAACGCGGCTCCCATGGTCATTGATCTTGGCACTCAAGATCTCTCGACTCGGGTCGTTCCCCAGAACTCGCTGAGCATCCCTCAGCATCTGCCCAAGCTCTACATCTTCGCAGAGAAAGGCCCCATCGGTCCCGCGTACGTTGATTTCGCCAGCGTGTCTCTGACACAGCTCTATGGCGATGAGACCTTCAACCTGCTCAACAAGTACTTCACTCACCAGACCGTTTTTGCTTCCGCCATCGCTGGCGCCGGTAACAACTGCGTCATCCAACGCGTCGTCCCTGATGACGCTCAAGATGCTGCCAACGTGACCTTGTACCTGGACGTGCTTCCCACCCAAGTGCCTCTGTACCAAAAGAACACCGATGGCTCTGTGGTTGTAGATGCCAACAACCTGCCTATCCCTCAAAAAGACGGCACCGGTGCCGTCATCAACATCCCTGGCTTCAAAGTCAAGTGGGTCGCTGATCACAGTGAAGCCGCAGTCGGTGCTTACACGCCTGGCCTGAAAACGGTTCGCCCTGGCACTCAGATCGATACCACCACTTCCGTGCAGTCCACTCAGACCCCGGTCTTTGAGTTCTTCGCCAAATACGCCGGTGAATACGGCAACAAACTCGCTATTCGCATGTTCCCAGCTTTGCAGTCGGATATGACCCCATTCCCCGACTACATCCTGACCGACATGAAGAACTTCCCCTACTACTTCCAGTTGGTCAAGCTCATCAATGCCGACACTGGCAAAGTCCAAGCCCTCACCAATTCCGCCCTGATTACTTCGACGAAGTTCATCCTGGACAACAACGTCCTGGATATCAACACCGAAGAGCGCATCGGCCTGGAAACTGCGGTCAACACTGGCAAGGCCGAATACGCTATCCCCGAGGAGACCCGTCAACTCGGTGGTCTGTATGTCTACAAAAGCAACCTGAGCACCGCTTTGCAGCAGCTCTATGATGCCGAAAAGATCATCTCTGACAGCCACAAAGATGCGGTCATCAACAACACCGATAACAACCTCTTCGCGCTGAACCTGATCAACTTCGTGAGCTCCAATGGCTCGCCTTACCAGTCGATCAAACTCATCGATGACGTGGACTCCATTCGCCTGACCAAGAACACCAACGTGTACTTGAAAGGTGCCTCGGACGGCACGATCAGCTTGGGTGCTTTGGACGCTTTGGTGGCACAGGACCTGGAGCTCTACAACAGCGCGATTTCTGAATACAACGACTTGGTGATGCATCCGGAATCCATCATCTATGACTCCGGTTTCACGCTGGCTACGAAAAAGGCTTTTGCCAAGTTCATCTCTCGCCGTAAAGACACCTTTGTGGTGCTCTCGACCATGGCGCACGATAATCCCTCAGTGGATCTGAACTCGCAGTACTCCGTAGGCGTGGCGCTGAAGACGATGTTGGAACTCTACCCTGAGTCCTCGGCTTTTGGTACGCCAGTTACTCGCGGCATGATTTCGATCGGCAGTGGTAAATTGGTTACCTCGAACTACGACCAGCGCGTCCCGCTGACCTATGAAGTCGCATATATGGCCGCTCGGTACATGGGTGCGTCTAACGGTGCTTGGAAGAATGGTTTTGCGTTTGACCACGCGCCTAATTCCATCGTGACCCAACTCAAAGACATCGATATCACTTGGGTACCAGCGAGCACCCGCAATAACTTGTGGACGGTTGGGTTGAACTTCGTGCTCAACTACAAACCACGCACGCAGTTCTTCCCCGCAATGAAGACAGTCTACTCTGGTGGTGACACATCTGTACTCAACAGCTTCTTTACGGCAGTGGCCATCAGTTTTGTCACGAAGATCATCCATGCCAGCTGGCGTGAGTATACCGGCGCAATAAGCTTCACAAATGCCCAACTGGAAGAAGCTGTCAACGGCTTCATTGCTGAAAAAGTGAAGGACAAATTTGACGGAAAATTTGTGATTATCCCTAACGTAACCGTCACGGAACGCGACAATCTCAATGGTTTCAGTTGGACTACGGAGGTGAAATTTTTTAGTAATAACATGCGCACAGTTTGTACGGCATTCGTCAGTGCCCGTCGTATGAGCGATCTGGCTCAGTGATATGACATAACCAGACAGGTGATCGTTGAGAACTTCGATCACCTGTTTGCAATACCTTGAACCAAAGCCAGCTAATTATTAGGAGTATTTAAATGAGTCGATTGTCAGATGCTTTAGTCTCTGGGGCATACGCTCGGGATCGTTTATTTTAAACCTGTTGAAAACATTTTATTTAACTTGTCCATTAGAAAAGATTCTATTTTGTTGTTATCAAGAACAACATATGGAACAGTGATGAGTTTACCATTAAACAATTCAACTAATCTTTTTTTACAATAATCAGATACTTTTTGTTCTTTGAACCCATCCAAATCTCTGTGAAAGAACTCCACATATCTGTAGTGTTGCATGCCATGAAACTCAATGAAGACGTTGTGGTCAGGTAAGTAAAAGTCATATCTGAATTTGTTATTTGGTAGTTTGTGCTCCCGAACATAGTTAACGCCATGTTTGTCCAAAATTTCAGCTATCTTTAATTCCCCTTTAGAATCACTGCATTTTCTACACCCGCATTTGTCGTTAACGTGCACAGACGGAGTTTGTTCAAACGGGCCGTGTATAGGGCAGATTATTGTTACTTTATCAAGGTAACCAAAATACTCAACCTTGCTGTAGTCGTATCTGTCGCCATGCACCTCTCTAGCTTTAGCGATGAACTCCTCTGTGGTCGTTCTTCTGTTTTCAAAATTACAATCAGGACAAATACTGGTAATGTGCACGGCCGGGGTTTGTTGAAACTCGCCGTGTATAGGGCAGATTATTGTTACTTTAGTGGTATTATTTATGTATACCGTTTTACTATAATCATACTTGTCGCCATGCTTTTCGCGGGCTTTAGCTATGAACTGATCTAAGCCTAACGACCTATCGTTTACCCCACATAGGTAACATTTTTTACCTTCTAAATGCGTGGTTGGTTTTTGTTGAAACGGGCCGTGCGCCGGGCAGATTATAGATACAGGCACTCTTGATGTGACGTAGTTAACTTGGCTGTAGTCGTATCTGTCGCCATGTACCTTTCTAGCTTTAGCGATGAACTCCTCTGCGTTTGATCTTATTTTTACAGAGCGACAAGCAGGGCAGTTAAACCCTCTGAGGAAATGAAAGGGGAGATATTGAAATTCCCCGTGCTCTTTACAAATAACGGTTATTTTAGAATCTCGCGAGGTGTAGTTAACTTGGCTGTAGTCGTATCTGTCGCCATGCACCTTTCTAGCTTTAGCGATGAACTCCTCTGTGGTCAGTCTAACACACATAGGTGAGCATAGTGGACAATCACTGTCTATATGTATAGATGGTTTCTGCTGGAACTCCCCGTGAATCGGACACAATATCGTGACAGGAGTTTGCATGTCTTTGTAACACATTTTGCTATAGTCGTACTTGTCCCCGTGTTTAGCCTTGGCTTTAAGAATGAATTTCTTAGCATTTAATGCTATTGTTACTTTCATATTTTTCATTTTTTAACCTATCTTAGGAGTGTGTAATGAGTAGACTTTCAGACGCTTTATTGACTGGAGCGTACAACAACAGTAATCAAAACATAGACATGCTAGATCTTCAGTACGGCGGCCAAAATGGGTATGCACCCGATTTGACCAGCTGGGTTTCCAACCAATCATATACATCCAGACCGCTTGTCTGCGTCATGCTTGAAGCACCACGCCTTTTCACCGCCATGCCCAACCCCGAGAAATGGGTTGCCAGCTTGAAGTCGCTCTTTGAGCTGCATGCACGCACCATCGATGGCTTCAACGCCGGCCTCAAGGTCGACTTTGACGAGCATCCCGTGGGTGGAGCTGGTGAGCAGCACCAAGAGTTCACCAACGTCACCCGTGAGCGTACGCAGCCCAAGTTCACCTTCGTGGAGAAGTACGGTCGCCCGATCCAGACGTTGTTGGAGTACTGGATTCGCTACGGTATGATGGATGAGAACAGCAAATTTGCGCTGGCCTCTACCTTGACCGGTGGCCAAACCACTGACCTGCTGGCCGATTGGTACACTGCGACTTGCCTCTTCTTTGTGCCAGATCCTCTGCATAAAAAGGTCGACAAGGCGTGGATCACCACCAACATGGCACCTATGTCTACCGGTGACATCACCGCCAAGCGTGACCTGACCACCGCACAAGAGATCCTGACCTTGGACATCGAGTTCACGGGTATCTCTCAGTACGGTCTGGGCGTGAAGAACTTTGCCCAAGGGATCTTGGATGGCATCAACATCAACAACGCTGATCCTTACATGCGTCCCGCCTTTGTGAGCGGTGTCTCCGCTGACGTGGCTGCTGCTAACAAGGGTTACAAGCAGCGCGCTGAAGAGGTCGGTAGCAGCTCTGTGACCAACATGTCCCGATAGTCCCGACTATCGGTACGTGTCGCGTAGCACCATGTCCCGTTAAAGCCGGTAACCAGTACGAGTACGAGACCAGAGACCCACCATAGTCTCTGGTCTGTCTCTACCGTTTGAAAGATCTCTTATGTCGATTGTCAAGTTCACAGGCACCGTGCTGCCTAACATCAATAAAAAGGGTGTTCTCACCCCCGATAGCAATGGCTACTACACGTTCATCGTGGGCGGTCTGAACTGCTTTAACTCCGCTGGTGAGTACTATACCGCCAAGGGGGCGTCTCAGCTCTTTGAGGGCTCCAGTCACCTGATGCGTCGTATCTCTAACGGTGCGCTCTTTGGTGAGTTGGGGCATCCTAAGAAGGACCCTGCGATGAGCATGGAAGACTTCTATAAGCGTGTGTTTACGCTGGATGAGCAAAACATCTGCTGCCATTTCAGTGAGATCTGGTTGGACTTTGCCTATGGTAAGAACACCCCCTCTGCAAACAATCCCGATCTGGTGGCGATCATGGCCAAGGTCAAACCCTCTGGTGTGCATGCGAAAGCCTTGGAAGACTCCATCACCAACCCACAGGAGAACGTGGCTTTCTCCATTCGCGGGATCACGGATAACAAGTACAGGAATGGTCGGGTGGAGCGTACACTCACGCAGATCATCACCTGGGACCGTGTGATAGAGCCTGGCATCAAGATGGCCAACAAGTGGGCTAGTCCTGTGCTGGAAGAGCTCTCGGACGTCTCGATCAATACCGAGAAGCTGCTCCAAGTAGCCGCCGAGAGCCAGTGCTCTTTGCTGGCTACTGAGAACAGTCGCGCTATTTATAGCGAGGTGATTGAGAAATACACGGTCTCTCCTAAGCGCTCTTCTTTGCTGGAGTGGTAGAGGTGGCGCCGGATTACAAGTATGCGGCCAAGGTAGACCGCGTGGTCGACGGTGACACGGTAGATGCCGTGATGGATTTGGGGTTTCATGTGGCGATTAAAATCCGCTGCAGGTTAGCCCGGGTCAACGCTGTGGAATTGTATGCCCCAGGAGGGAAAGACGCTAAACTGACCGTACAAATGCTTTTACCGGTGGGTAAAGATGTCTTCATCCACAGCACGAGTTTAGATAAATACGGGCGCAGTATCGCTGAGATTTACGTGGATAACGAGAATCTGACCGACATTCTGCGCGGAGACTATCCGACGCTTTTTAAGCCTTATGTCTAGAGTCGCATCCTCAGGAAACTTGCAGTACACACCACCCACCGGGGAAGTGCCTATCTGGCCTTCCCTGGGGGTGCTGTATTTTTTTAGTCATAGGCTGTATCGTCTGACTATAGCCACTGGAGATACCTGATGATCCTCTTTGAGAGCGACTACGACTTATACCCTACTTGCACGGTGCACGTAGAGACCCAAAACGAGAGCTTTAAACGCTTGGCATCCCTGTACAAGAAGATGGGGGTGAAGAACCACGCGTTTCCTTTAGCGTTGATCCAGCCAGAATTGGCGAAGGTCAACCCTCATGACCTGGAGAGCCTCACGATGGACACCATGGCGAAAATCGTCTATGAGTGTAAGCACAACTTTTGGTACTATATCCGAGAGATAGTGCGTGTGCCACCACTGGCAGGCGTGGAGACCGATCCCTTTAATGCCAATAGAGCTAACATCGCGCTGTACTGGAGCTTCTTTAACCACATCACAACCATCCTCATTCAACCTCGTCAGACCGGTAAATCCTTCAGCACCGACGTCTTGATGATCTACTTGCTCAACATCGGGGTGACCAACACGCTGATCAACATGCTCACACGCTCAGATGACTTGCGTACACAGAACTTGATACGTCTGAAAAAGATCCAAGAAGAGGTGCCCTTTTACTTGAACTTCAAGAGCCGAGGTGACATCTTCAACACCGAGGAGATCAACATCAAGTCCTTGGGTAACATGTACAAGGGTAACTTGTCTAACCTCTCACCTAAGTTAGCCAACAGTGTGGGTCGAGGCTTCACGTCGCCGATTTTGCATGTCGATGAGGCGTGTTTCGTGCCTAACGTGGAAATAGCTCTGTCTGCAGCTCTGATGGCCGGTAATGCCGCGCGTGATGCGGCTAGGCGTAACGACATGCCCTATGGCACGATTCTTACGACCACCACGGGCAAGATCGATGACCGTGATGCCAAGTACGTCTACAAGCTCTGGAACGCAGCCACGGTCTGGGATGAGCTCTTCTTAGACGCGAGAGACGAGGAAGAACTCAACGCTTTGGTGCTGTCTAATTCTAAAGCGGGTATGAACGAGACCAAACGTGCTATTTTGAACCTCACCTTCAGTCACCGGCAGCTGGGATACACAGATGAGTGGATGAGAAGCAAACTGCAAGAGACCATCGCCGAAGGTGAAGATGCAGATAGAGACCTCTTTAACCGCTGGACCAGTGGCACACAGACATCTCCTATTCCTAAAGAGTACATCGAGGTGATGCGTGACTCGGTGTCTGAGACGTTCAGAACCGAGATCTACAGGCCTTACAACTATATCCTGCGGTGGTACATTACCGAGGAAGATATCGACTACCGTGTAGCCAACGGCGTGAGCTTTGTGATGGGGGTAGATACCTCTGACGCGGTGGGCCGAGACGATATCGCTTTGGTGATCCGAGACCACACGAGCGCTGCCGTGATCTGTACGGCCACCTTCAATGAGCTCAACTTGATTACCTTGGCGGACTTCTTCGTGGACTTCATGATGAAGTATCTTAACTCCGTGATGGTCATTGAGCGTCGCAGCTCAGCTGTAGCCATCATCGACTACATGATCATGAAGTTCATCGCCTTGGGTGTGAACCCCATGAAGCGACTCTTTAACATGATCGTGCAATACTCTCAAGAGAAAAACAAAGAGTACACAGAACTCCAACAGGTTAAGTATTACAACCAAGACTACTTCATCCAACAGAAGAAACATATCGGCTTTACCACTTCAGGCTCTGGCGTGACTTCTCGCTCTGAGCTCTATAGCACCACATTGATCAGCATGTGTAAGTACACCGGTAACTGCATGCACGATAAGCAGCTGCTGTCACAGATCCTGGGTTTAGTGATCCGTAACAACCGCGTCGATCACCCTGAAGGCGGTAACGATGACATGGTGATTGCGGGGCTGTTAAGCTACTGGTTCTTGGTCAGTGGTAAAGGCTTGGACTACTACGGCATCGACCGAGGTCTGCTCTTTACCCGTAACAGGAACTACCTCGAAGAGAAGTACGAGGGCAGCTCCTTAGAGCAAGAGGAGATACTGATTAAAGAAGAGAAGATCAAAGATCTCTTAGAGCAGTACAAGAAAGAGGCTAACCAGTTCATCTTAAAGCAGCTAGAGTATAAGCTGCACGCACTGAGCAATGAGATCAACACCAGCCATAATCGCGCTATTTCCATAGAGCAACTCTTAGAAGATATCCGTCGCACCAAGAAGACCAATCGGTACGGTGTACGGTAACACGTACATAGTGTGGCAACAGACTACTCCTTTTAACCTCACTGTGGGGCCGTGACCACTCGTGGCCCCTTTATCTCATTCAACTAAAAAGGTTGATGGAATGTCGCACGACTCTTTAGTGTGCGTAGGCAGAACGCATACATCGGTGAGCGTTATGGGTAGTAGTCTGTGCTTAGGCTCTGTGTTCTTTTTCTCCTTTTTAGAGCGCAGTGCTTAGGTGCTGAGGTTTTACTTATGGTTTCTCCTTTAGTCGGTTCATGAACGCGATGCTTCGGTGTAATGCCAGCGTCCCTCTCTGTGCGTTCCTGTCCGCCTACAAAAAACTCTCTGTGCGTGAGGGTGGTCAGCTTTTGCTGATCTGGTTGGACGGTTGATTTGTTTTCGGGTTTCTCCATCGACTAGCTAACTCCTATAAAATGGAGTTAGGTCCTATGCGAGTATTTGGCTACTACCAAAGAAAGCTGGATAAACGGAAGATTAGAGTGTACAAGTTCTTGCAAAAGGACGTTTGAAGTAAACTGAACAGACTAGCCATGGTAGGCTAAAATATGTCGTAGATGCTCCTCAAGTCCTCGACCACTATGCTGTCAGTCTCGATGAGGTTTTTTCTTGTTTAATTGCAAAGTAGGGGTAACCCATGAACGATGAAAAATTTAACTGGGTACCTGTTGTTTCCTCGTCTGGTAAGCCACTCATGCCATGCCATCCGGCTAGGGCTAGAGATCTTATCCGTAAAGGAAAAGCGGTACCTAAGTGGAAAAAACAGCTATACTACATTCAACTTGTAGATAGGGTTGATGGTGATTTACAACCAGTTGCCTGTGGAATCGACCCGGGTAGTAAACGCGAAGGTTATACAGTTAAATCAGCTACTAAAACGTATCTGAACATTAATTCGCATGCCTGTGGTTACGTTAAAGACAAGGTTAGCTTTAAGCGCGTTATGAGAAAACTCAGACGTAGTCGGCACACCCCGTGTCGTGCTAAGAGAAGCAACAGATCAAGATCACTAAACTTCATACCGCCATCAACTCGAGCCAGATGGGGGTTAAAATTAAGAATAAGTGCATGGCTTTCTAAGTTCTACCCTATATCGGCGTTTGTAGTGGAGGATATTATTTACGAGACAATTGAGGGTAAAAATATCCGCAGCAACAGTAGTTTCTCCCCGCTTCAAGTCGGTAAAAAATGGTTCTACGAACAACTAAGCAAATTAGCAAATGTGTTTACTAAGGTCGGTAGGGATACATATAACCTCCGACGGGACCACGGGTTAATCAAAACTAGATTAAAAATGGCTGAAGATTTCTCAGCACATTGCGTCGACTCGTGGGTATTGGCCAATTGGCATACCGGTGGACACCTAAAGCCGGATAATCAAACCCTCATGATACTAAAGCCAATAGACTACCGGAGAAGACAACTTCACGTTGCTACGCCCGTAAAAGGTGGGTGTAGACGGAGGTATGGCGGAACTATGTCCTCTCTATGGTGGGTGGGTATACCGAGGACAGAGTTACACTCACAGACACAGTATACGGAAAAAGAAAAACACAACAGGCTAAACTCAGCGATTGTTTGATTCTAGCACCATCCCCGTGGCTTTATCACCCCGTCAGACATTCTAAATCCATAGACAAAAAGATACGCAATGTAAGTATTTTGAGAGCTAAAAAGGGTAGAGTTGTGGTTGCCAGCGAAACCACGACGTCCCTCTAACTGTTGTTAGTAAATTGATTGTTGTCGCTGGAAGGTTCTCCATGATTGCATGTAACAATGCTTTAACACTCTACCCTGGCCAGCGATGGTCTAGGGTAGAGTGCTTTTTCGTTGGTTCGCATAACGAGTGTTTGATCTATTTTCAATTACATATATGTATACTGTAGAAGCAATATCGCTTCCATTATAGCTATCAGTTTCGATAGCACTTACCTTAAAAGGAAAAGTATCATGTGCCAATCAATACAGACCACTCAAACCCAAGAGTCAAAAAACGGTAAGTACTTCTTCAGAACTGAATGCGGTGAATGCGGTTGCTTGGTAAAGCCAGACCAAGAAATATCGTATGCTGAATTTGCCGAGCATGCCGATGGCGGTTTACCTACAGAGTTTATCTGCACTGAACCTGGCACCATCAACGGGTATGAAGTTGTTTCTGGTAATTTTTACCAATGCAATCGCTGCAAAGAAGAAGATCAGCTCTGTCTTGGCTGAGTGGCATGACAAAGCTTTAAAAATCTAAATGAGGCGGCAGGTAGGTCGACACCATGAGAACATCGGATGTCAAATCCGATACTGATCCACCTGGCTTAATCAAGACCTTAAGGAAATACAATATGCAATCAACACCACTCACTGCCCGCCAGTACGCAGAAGCCATCATCTGCGGCCTAATATTCGCCATCCCCATCTTCTACTGGGGTTGGGCATACTGAGCCCTTAGCGGCTCACGAGAAAACACTCTTACCGGTGTTTTTCTTTTGCTTACAACGACCCACCCTAACACCTACCTTGCTCGGGTGGTGTTAGGGTGGGTGTGTTTAACGCTCGACAATCGAGTTATTGACAGGGTCGTATTTGTAAGCCAGAGCAACGTTGCGCCAAGCGATGACTTCCTTAGCTAGAGATTCAGCATCCATATCCATGGGGTGCTTATGGTGAGGTGTTTGACCTGCCCGTTTGAGAACAGGTTTATAGGGTTTATCGGTTTTGACAGGCACCGGTTTGCCGTCACGGTAGACTCTCGAATCCATAGTGACCTTACTTCTTGCCTTTCACAAGTTTTGGTGTAGTTTTGTCAAGCCAAAAAGGAATATATGTGCCATTTGCCATATTCACGAGGTCCATCGTAGAGAGGAAGGGTTTATCAGCGGTATCGTTCTTGAACGTCCACCAGTCACGTGTATCTAGGAGCACGTCCCAGTCATAGGTCTCTTTGAGTTTATCGTAGAGTTCTTTAGGTTCAGGAATCGTGATCGTGAGATTGCGCCAATGCTGCTTCATCTGCAAGAGATCAGCGGTGATCTTAATGGCACGACGCAGCTGAGGGTTAGCGTCGATGGTTTGCCTCACTGTCGTGCGACTGATTTTGACATCAGGTAACAGGGTCAGGCTATAAGACATCAGTGTGCCTTCTAGGCCAAAGCGGTTGTTCTCTTTGAGGTAGTGAAACTCCGTCAGGGTGGGTAGCACCCCTTCAGCTTGTGAGACGATGATCTCCAGGTTCACACCAGAGGGACCTGACTTGTTCCTCAGTTGACGGATGGTGACGATGTTGAGATCGTTGTTCTCGGTCTCACCGGAGTCACGCGTCTTAGGATACTCAGGACCTTTAGTGCCTTGGTTGGTGAGCTGAGACAAACCTAGAGTCTGCCAAAACAGGTTCGGTAGGAAGTAGAACTTGTCAGTCACGCCTTTGAGCTTATCACCCATCTTCATGTGCTGAAGCTTCTTAGTCGGTGTCGAGTAGGGTCCTGCTCCGATGGCCATGTCAGTGCCTAAGTGGGCTGTCATGAGCATGTAGTGCCCTGAGCTATTACACAAGCTAGGCAGCTCCATCAGTAAACGTGTCTTAGCCAAACCTAGACGCATATGGATGGTGTTACCCCCAGAGTCACCCAGCTCGTTCTTGTTCTGGATCTCTTGGATATCGGCTGTCTCGAACTCGGAGATGCTGTCGATCTCACCGAAGGTCGGAAAGATGGTTTTGATGATCTTCCCTTCCGGATCTAGGAAGGGAGTATCGATCATATAGTCCTTCTTGTTCTTGAGCTTATCGCCCTTGAGGAAGGTTTTCAGGAGCTCGTACCAGTCATTGCCCATGTGCATCGTCTTATCAGTGATGGACAGAATCTTGGCTTTGACGATGTCGAGGTCTTTGAAGTAGGAGAAGCGGTTAGATAAGGTATTGAAGCGCTCAGGGCTGGCGCTCATCTCGGTATCGTACACGCTCATATAGGGTGAAAACCCACTGGCTGCGACTGCATTAGCGGCTGAGAGCATCATGTAGTGCGAGATCGTGGACTTGTAAGTGTTACCACGACCTGCGACGGCGGTGAGTACACCTAAGCCACCGTTGAGGATGGATTCGCCGTGGACGCCTTTGACGTAGGAGCCTGTGGGGATATCCAGGAGAGCACCTACGTTGTACATGACTTTCACGGAGTCAATCTCTTTGAAAGCGGGTTTGCTGTTGAACATCATCTGCATGGGGTTTCCTTTTGTTATGGCTCAACACATGACTTAGTCAGTGCTTTTTTTACATACTTCCAGCTGTAGTACAGACTGTAGTAAACGGTGCCTGTGGTGATCGCCAGCATAAACATGCCCGCGAGCATGAGAGTAGCTAAGACGACGATGAAAGTTTCGATGAGCTTCATCAGACTTCTCCTCGACGGATACCCCGCCCTTCAGGGTGGGGAGGAGGAGAGCAGGTGGACCTGCCCTCGGCGCAGCAGTGAGTGTTGACGGCGCATGGCTTTTTTCTGGGTGCGGTGAGCGGCGGCGTGGTCATAGAGACTCCAGGGTGAGTGAGAGACGAGGGTGAGGTCGGTAGGTTTAGCGTTTTGGCATAAGCGGGAGTTACTGACGGGGGCGTTTAGACTGAGCCTACCTTGGCCGTCATGACCACCAACCAGACACTGACCGTATTTAGGGTGTATGGCCAGTGTACCCTTTTGGATACCCAGCGAGAGGCTACCCCCGTAGCGGCGACGCTCACCGCCCTGAGAGGGGTTAAAGAGGGTGAGCTGGCGCCGGATCACGGGAAGCTGCTTCAGGACCAGCAGAGCTTCGAGGTCAGGGGTGGTATGGCCACCGACCCAGGCGTTAGCTAAGGTCCAGCTGTCCACGCAGTGGGCACTGAAGATGGTGGCGAGTTTGCTCTTGGTCTTGGGTAGCCCCATGGCTTGGCGCATCTCGTAGGTCTGGTGGCCTTCGACTTTGACCAGCTCGACGCCGTAGGCTTGCAGACGCCGATAGAGCCAGTGCTTACCAGCCTCGATGGGACTGAAGTTGTTGTTCCAGCGTTTGGCGCCGGCGTGCTGACCTTTGACAGTCTTGGCTTTGACATCCTCGATGACGACGCACTCGACGGGGTAGAGGTTGGCCAGCCAGGCGAAGATGTTGTACTTGAGCTGCCAGCGGGCGTGGGTGGAAGGCGGTAGCCAGTCCTGCTTACGAGCACGATTCGGTCGGCAGGCCCGACACGGGGTCTTGCGCTGACGACGAGCACCCCGAGCGTTAGCGCGTGTCTCCACAGCTTTGCTGATACCTTTACCGTCAGCGGCGTGGGACTGGATGTTCAGCAGCGTGCGCTTCTCGGATTTCAGGGTGTAGCCTTCCATCTTAGAGCCGGGGTCGATGCCGAGGGCGATGGGTTGGGTATCTCCGTCTTCGCGCTCGGTGAGGACGATGTAGAAGAGGCGGCTCTTATAGTGAGGTGTGGCTTTACCTTTAGCGATGAGTTTGCGGGCACGTGCGGGGTGGCACGGCATGAGGGGTTTACCCGTCTTAGAGACGACGGGGACCCAGCGCTGCTGATGCGGGTCTGAGGAGATGGGTGTGGTCATGGTGATTTCTGCCTTACGGCGCTTCGGGTGAACGAGTGAGGGCCCCTTCGACACTGACAGCTTCAGAGGTTACGGGCTAGGGGAGTACCTGTAACGTGATGTGGCCTGCCACGGCCTTAGCTGTTCAGTATTGCGCCCGCGGTAGGTAAGGGTCTACAGCGCGGGTGTCTAGTACAACCGTTTAGTCTCGAGTTAGGCCCTTGGCAGGGCTGCTCTCAAGCCCCGGCTTTTAAGCCGGGGTGGTTGACAGATGTTAGATGAAATGCGTGAGCTGCAAGACTTGCTCAACAAAGAGGTACCAAGCCCAAAATGGAACTATGCAAAAGATAGTAGACCAAAACCCTTGTGCAATCACGACCCCGCCGATCCACGCGAAGATAAGTAGCAACGAGGTCAGGTTAGCGACCAGTGACGTGAGTGCATTCATTTAAGCATCCCCAGTAAAGTGACTTCGTCGATGATGGGAACATTGAGGAGTTGGGCTTGCCTGAGCTTAGAACCCGCTCCAGGCCCCGCGATGAGCATCTGGGTCTGTTTACCCACACCAGACTGAACAGTCGCTCCTAGGCCCTCTAAACGCGTTTTAAGAGCATCCCTGCTCATCGAGTAGAGTGTACCTGAGATCACCACGTTCTTACCCGTGAACGGACTGTCTGTTTTGACCTCAGTGACTTCCCAGTGCACCCCTAGGCGTTTGAACTCATTGAGCATCTCACGGTTAGAGGGGTCTTGGAAGAACGTGTACACACTTTTCCCAACAGTAGGTCCAATGTCTCTGACTGCCTGGATCTCTTCTAACGTAGCCGCTTGAATCGCCTCTAACGTTTTGAAGGCATCGACCAAGCGCTTAGCTGTGCCCTGACCCGCGTACCGGATACCTAGAGCAAACAAAAACTTCTGTAGAGTCGTCTGTTTAGATTGCTCAATGGCGTCTAAGACCTTAGTCGCACTCTTAGTCCCCATACCGTCGATGCAGCTCAAAATCCTCAAAGACGTCTCACGATGCTCAACGAGTTTGTAGAAGTCCACCGGGGAGCGAATCAGTCCTTTAACCAGTAGCTGATCCACCAAAGATTCACCCACCCCCTTGATGTCTAAAGCTGAACGCTGAATGAAGTGCAACACTGCACCTTTGAGTTGGGCAAAACACTTCAAACCGCCGGTACACCGAGAATCAGCTTCCTCTTCTTCCCTGATAACGGGAGAGCCGCACACGGGACAGTGAGTGGGCATCGTGAATTCTGCGCTACGCTCTACCCCTGGTGCAACCAGAGAACCAGTGATCTCCGGGATCACATCACCGGCTCTGCGTACCACGACCACATCACCCACCCGCACATCTTTGCGCCGTGTCTCATCTTCGTTATGTAGGGTAACGTTGGTGACCGTTGCGCCACCCACAAAGACAGGCTCTAGACGAGCTACAGGGGTAAGTTTACCGGTACGACCCACCTGGATATCGATGGCTAAGAGTTTGGTTTGCTTCTCTTGCGCTGGGTACTTGTGGGCAACAGCCCATTTGGGCTCACGGCTGATGTAGCCCAGTTTCTCTTGCAGTGCGAGATCGTTGACCTTGTAGACTACCCCGTCAAGCTCCACGTCCAAAGACTCGCGTAAAACAGCGATCTTATTGTGAAAGTAGCTCAGGCCTTCTACACCTTTGAAGAGCTCAGTGTGCTCACACACCGGGAACCCCAAAGAGCGCAAGTACATCAGTTGCTCGTAATGAGTGATGTGTTTGACCCCTGAGACCTCAACTAACGTGTACGCAAAAAAACCCAGGTGCCGAGAAAATGTCACACCCGGGTCTAAGACACGCAATGAGCCAGCCGCGGCATTTCTGGGGTTGATGTAGAGCTTCTCACCCAAAGCCGCTTGCTCACGGTTGAGGTTAAAGAAAGCTTCCTTACCCATGTAGACTTCACCGCGCACATTGAGGTAAGCGGGTGTGCTCTCATCACCGAAGATCTGTTTAGGCACTGTGCGGATCATGCGCACATTAGCAGTAACGTCTTCGCCATATTCACCGTCACCGCGGGTGATCGCTTTGACCAGATGGCCATCCACGTACTCTAAGTCAATGCCCAGACCATCGAACTTGAGCTCAGCGCAGTACTCAATCGTCTCTTCGGTGTTGAGAAGTTCATGTACACGTGTATCAAATTGGTGAGCACCTGCTGATGTATAGTCTGTCTCGGTTTTCAGACTGAGCATGGGGTGCTTATGTGCAGCTACCTCAAAGGTGCGCTGGACTTTCAGTGTCGCACCCGCTCTCTGTGTAGGAGAGTCCTCGGCGATGAGCTCGGGGTACTTCTCTTCTAGCTCTTGGAGCTTGATGTATTTCTGGTCATATTCGTAGTCGGTCATGAGGGGTCGACCAGCGTAGTAGTAAGCCTCGTTGGCTTTTCTGAGCTCTTGCACAAGAGCGTCGTATTGGTGTTCGATGGTGTTCATAGGGTGCTCCTTTAGGTGGCTCACGGCATTGCCAGCACTATTAAAATCTACAGGGATTGGGCATGGTGTGACCATAAACACCCCTAGAGAGATCATCATGGCTACAAACCGTTTTACCTTAGCTGAACCCATTACACCTGTTGAAGCTGCACCCACTGCGTCCGGTCGTGCACTCGAAGAGTTCTTGATCTTACTCGAAGCTAACCTGACCAAGACACCGACGCTTTTGAAGTTTGTGCAAGAAGGACGCTTCATCCCCTCTACGGTGTTCACGACCTCGGTGATCAGTCTGTGCACCGATGCGCTAGACGGCTCGGTGGATCTGACCTCGGACTGTTTGATTCTCTCTGACCTGATTCGCCTGTACTCCTTTAACTTCTTCGGAGATACCACCAAGGTCTACCAAATCTTCAAGTCTATTCTGAACGCTAACCGCACGGCTGGTGGTAATCGCCAACCTCTGTACAAAAGCGCTGTCGATGACTTCTACTTCCAAGATGCCGAGCAGCTCAACACCTTCTTGAACGACAATGAACTCTTACTGGTGATCTACATCGTGAGTCTGGTCACTTTGATTGTCTCTGAGGACTAACTGCATCTGTGCACTGTATCTGGATTGATACCAGATACAGTGCACTGGGTCATTTTTTGATCACACCCCAGGAGTACTACACCGTGAACGCTTTACTATACTGCATCAGCGAGGTCAAGCAGCAGATCCCTTTTGAGGTCCTGCAGCCTGCGTTTTATATCGACGAGTTACCTAACTTAGTGAACCTCACCAGTCTGGATGAGAAGATGATGCGCAAATGCATCAAAGCCCGTGTCTTGGTCGATGCCAACATCGTGCGCGGTATCGAGACCATCGTGCCACTGAACAACATCGCCCCTAGCTACGCCGATGACTACTACACCGTCTACCAGATTCCCCCTGAAGCGGTCATGAACAAAGAGATCATGTCGGCGCTGAGTCTCACCTATCTACCCAGCCAATTCTTCACGGGCGGTAGCGTGAACATGACAGGTAACGGCACAGGGATGGTGCAGTCCTTTAACGCAACGATGAATGTAGCCAATCGGATTGGCTCTTCTGCAAGCGATACTTCCGTGCTCAGCAACGCACATCTGGAACTGGTTGGCTACAACGCAATTTGTGTGTATGCCAGCTACCGACAGCTCGCCTCTTACGGGGTTCGGGTGGTGGTGGAGAACGACAACAACTTCCAGAACATCAGCCCTCGCTCCTACAAAGCTCTGTCCTACTTGTGTGTCTTAGCCGTCAAAGCCTACATCTACAACAAACTGATCGTGAAGATCAACATGGGGTATTTGCAGGGTGGCCAAGAGCTGGGTCAGTTCAAAACCATCTTAGACAGCTACGAGAGCGCTGAAGAAGAATACCGCACCTATCTCACCGAGAAATGGCGATCAATAGCCTACATGAATGATACAACCTCTTATAATCGTTTCATCAGGTCGATGCTCTCCCCTGGGTTATAACCATCAAATCACAAGCACACCTACCTCACCCGCAATGGTAGAGGTAGGTGTGCCTGCATCTAAGTAAAAAAATACATATCGACGCATATAGTGACGCCAGCCCAACCCCTATTTCAAAGGTCATCACCATGCAACTCAAATCCGACAAACGCCCACCCTCAGAACTGCGGGCTATCTCTCGCGAAGTCAACAAGATGGTTGACCAAGCTTTCACCGTAGCTCCCGAGGATTCCGAGACCCTCGAGAAGATTTTGGTCACTTGGGACGACTTGGTTTCATTGAAAAATGAGCTGGCCTCCCAAGTTCTGAACCTGGTGCACAACGTCACCTCTATCTCCTCGAACCCTCAGATCACGAGCAACCTCGCTCACCCTGAGAACTTCTCCAAGCTCGTGCAAGTCTTCTTCCAAGACGTCAACGAGTACAGCAGCAAAGTCAAGGTTTTGCGTGACAAACACGAGCACCATACCGGCAAGATCCTCTCCATCGCTGAGTTTGAAGAATACAACAAGCTGGCTGTAGAGTACTACGGTTTGTCTGAAGAACTCATCCATGTGCTTGCCCCCACCGTGACTGAGTTGGTCTTGATGTCCAACGCTGACGTCACTGCCAAGATCCAAGAACTCCAACAACTGGAAGCCGTCAATGTCCAACCCATCTGATACCCCCCAGGATACCCCTGTAGAACCCGTAGAAGCCCCTGCAAGCCCCGCAATCGTTCAAGACGACCCAGTGGTGCCTACTGCTCGTTACGCGCACCAGACGAGCGATTACAGCGCTCCTGGCACGTCTGAGAAAATAAACTACGCCTTCAGCCTTCCCTCCATCGTGTTTCCAGAGTTCACGAAGAAGATGGCAGACTTCAACAACCTGAACGAAGACAAGGTGTCTCTGAAAGCTTGGAAAGATGTCGTGCAAGACTCGGTGGACCATTACACGTCTGCCGACATGTACACTGAGCGTCTGGCGGACCCCGCTGCTCGTTTTGAGCAAGGTTTTGTAGATAGCTCTAAGGCACTCTCGACCATCTCTGACTTTAAGTTGAAGAACGTCGACGGTGAGATCAAGGGTGAGTTTGCGCTGTTGAAGGTCGCTAAGTTTCTTGGCTTGGGTGACATCGTGCGTATCCCGCTGCCACATTCGGGGATGTGGATCACGGTCAAGCCTCCCACTGAGAAAGACCTGATCGACTTCTACAACAACCTCTATAAAGAAAAAGTCATCTTAGGTCGCTCTACCAGTGGCCTGACTTTGTCAAACTTCTCGGTCTACATCAACAACGCGTTGATTGACTTCATCTTGGACCACGTGCACTCCATCAGCTACTCCGACATCAAGATTTCGGATCTGAAGAAGTACATCTCCATCCATGATCTGCCTATTCTCACCTGGGGGTTTGCCGCGAGTCTGTACCCCAATGGCTTTGACTATAAACGCGCGTGTGTCGCTGATGTGGAAAAGTGTTCGCACATTGTCTCCGGTAAGATCAACGTGGCCAAGCTCTTGTGGATCGACAATGCGGCACTGACTGATGCGCAAAAGCTCATCCTCTCAGAGTTTCGTCCTAACCGTCTCACAATGGACAGCTACACGAAATACAAGACCGAGCATACCCGCTGTGTCAGTGGCTCCTTTAAGACGGATTCGGGTCTGAAGTTCACTTTGACGGTGCCTAGCATCGATGAGTACGTGAGCACGGGTCTGGCTTGGGTGAACGCGATCAACAATCAAGTGGAATCCGTTGCACTGGACAACAAGGATCCTAAGTACAAACAGTCCATTTTAGAGCAGTACATCAAGACCACGCTCTTGAAACAGTACTGCCACTTTGTCACTGAGATCGAGATCGATGAGAACACCGTCACCGACCGTGAGACCATCAACAGCGTCTTAGAGATGCTCTCCTCCGATGACGCGACACGCACCCAGGTGTTGACCGAGATCAATAAGTACATCAGCCAGACCACGGTGGCCGTAATCGGGATCCCTGAGTACGAATGCCCAAGCTGTAAGACCAACCAAAACACCTCACCTGTGAACGATAAGCTGGTGAACGTGATTGCCCTGGACAGCATGAACCTTTTTTTTTCCCTAATTACTCTGCGAATAACCAAGATCCTCGAGCGCGAGATGTAGGCTATATTGCAGGGGCAGGCTTTGGATTAGAGAAAGACTTTGAGACTTTTCTGAAGGACTCTCTCTTCTCCATTCGTAATGTGCCTAACTACATCTACGGCAAGCAGCTCATCATCGAGCTCTACGAGACGTTTTTTGGCATCCATAACCACGCCGGCGAGACCAACCCTTTTGCCAGCGTAGCCTATAACCCATCTGAGGAATACCTCAAGGACGGGCTCTATGAGAATTACGTCTCTATCTATGTGCATAAAGAGATCTACAAGAAGCTAGGGCTGTCGTTTACAGAGTTCATCGACCAGCCTCGCTACAAGATCAATTCCATGCTCGCCGTCATCGACGAGTACGATAAGAAGCGCATGAAGACCAACCAAGACTTACTCTCTGATCTGGAAAGTAAGAACACCCCAGGAGCTTAAAACATGGTAACGACAGTGCCTTCCCTGTCCGAGGATGGATGGGTCACGGACTCGGGTAAGATGCTGGACTATCTGTTTAGCTACTACCTCTTAACCGACGTGCAGCAAAGCCATCTCTTTGCCGCCGAGTTGGTCTCTTTGCCCAAGACCTACTTTGAACATATCAACAACCCGGACGCTTTAGCAGGCGCCATCCGCGCAGACTTCAGTAAGTTACTGGAGCGTTACTTTGCTAGCAGTGAAGTCAATTGTTACAGTAAAAAAGATGCCGTGAGTGAGAGTCTGTACTACGTCTTTTTGTCTGCGACTGTCACCGATGCAGATGGCGCTTTGCACGAGCTCAACAAGATCGCTCAGCTCAAAGATGGACGCTCTAGCCAAGTGATCCAGTACTCTAACTATGGCGATGCCTATAACGATTTTGGTGGCCTGTAGGGCTACTTGAGGAGACGACCATGTCTATTGAAACCATGACCGACAAATACTTGAGCAGCATCCGCGAGGACTTAAACCACAGCGGTGCCAATATCTTCAAGTCTTTGGTCGAAGACAAAGAGCTCTACGTGAACGCCATCCCAGAGTCTCTCTTTGTGAACTACTTTCTGCCGTTCTTTCTGGGTCGGGGTAACAACCCGAACTGGTTGATGGAGTGGATCAGCATCGCGGGCACTCCAGCAAGCGAAGTGCGGGTGTACCATGACAGCACACGGGAGACGCTCTTCTACGTCCCGCCGACTCTGAACTTGAACAACTTCATCTTACCCAACAGCGAGAACAACCTGGCCAACATCTTTGCTCGGTACAACATGTACAACCGTAACCTGCCCCAAGAAGGCACCCGGTTCTTGTTGAACGAGTTAGAAGAGAAGCAGCGCCAGTTGGTCGATCCAATGGAGCACCAGTACCTGGGCAACTGGATTGGGATCTTAAAGCGCTACAACATCGATATGGCGCCAGCTGCTGCAGCCCCACAGACGTCATCAAACGACTACCTGGACTACTGAACACGACACCTAGGGCCTAACTACCCCTAGGTGTCAATCGTCGCTCTCAGAGCGTTTTAGAGGCTTTTGACTATGATCCAGTATGGAATCCTAAGTGATATTCACCTCGGCCATAAGAACACCCCCACGACGCACATCGTCAAGAATTTGATCCGCTTCCTCTGCACCGAGGAGAACAAGGCTTTGGATGTCATCTTCATTGCCGGGGATATCTTTGATCGACTTCTTGATCTTAACACCGACAACACCCACTCTTGTCTACACTTCTTTAACACCTTGATTCGGTACTGCTATAACAACGAGATCAAGCTGCGTGTCTTAGAGGGCACCCCGAGTCACGATTGGCAGCAGAGCAAGACCTTGGTGAAAGTCAATGAGCTCAAGCACAACAAGTGTGACTTGAAGTACTTCACGAC